GAAACCCTCGGATGATAAGCACCCTGGCACTCGTCAGGTTGAGAATAAGGAGATCAAGATGGATCAGGAATTGAAGGATGCCTTCAAGGGCATTTCCGACACCCTGGCAGGTCTGGTCGCCAAGGATAAGGCTGCTGAAGCCGCAGAAGCTCAGGTGAAGGCAGACCAGTCTGCTGTGACGAGTGCTGTGGAAGCCTATGCGGCTGCTGAGAAGGCAATTGCCGACGCAGACCTCCTTGACGTTCAGGTTGAGTCGCTTCGTGCGGCTGCTAAGGCCGGCCAGGACATTGCCCCGCTCATTGAATCGGCTAAGGCCGTCAAGGATGCGGCTGTTAAGGCCGTTAAGGAGTCGGCTGAGGAAGAGCCTCACCCGGGGGCGCTCTTCGGTAGCACCCGAACGGTCGAATCGGCTGTCGAGCTTGGAAAGGTGTTTGGCTAATGGCAACGAACATGTTCAAGAAGTACACCGAGGCTAAGACCCGCGAATGGCCTGTACCCGCAGGTACGCAGGCAGGTGCACTCGTAATTAACGCGCTTAGTGGGCAGGTAGGTGTTACACTTACCGCTCGTGGCGACTCCACGACCGCCGTGAACATTCCTGGCGTGACGGGCGGTACGGTCCCCAACGGTGGCGCAGGCAATAAGCCTAACTCGGCTACGGTCGCAGTTGATGGCACCTGGCTGTTCAACGTCCCCGGATCGACCAACGGAGACACCAACCCGGCTACCGGCACCGCAGGCACCGCCGAAGGTACCAAGGTGTACCGGACCTCCGCGGGCGCACTTACCCTCACTGAAGGTAGCAACACCCTCATCGGTGTTATTGATGACGGCGTTATCGTGAACAACGTCGCCCCGATCCTGATTGGAGCCGTACTCTAATGGCACTCGACATCACCGCTGGCGGTAAGCTCACCGTCAACCCGTTTGTTACTCAGCGCAAGGTAGAGCACATTGCAAGCCTGGTCGAGGGTGCACGCCTCGGTGGATACGCCGGAGAGCGTGCCCGCACAGACCTCGCTGAGACGCTTTCGACCTCTGATGCTCCCCACTCGTTCGCGCACCTGGTCAACCTTCGTAACCTCCCCCTCACTGAGGCGGATGAGCCGGACTATGACCCGATCACGACGAACGAGATCGCTCCGGACTTCCGCCCCATCCAGTTCTCGGCTCTGAAGGCTAACTTCCAGAACCTTGAGCACGGTAAGGATAACGACGGTCAGCGTATCGCTCCCGAGGTTGCTGAGCTGGACACCTACCAGTACGCCTTCGGCTACACGCAGTTGGATACCTCGCTGGCAGTTGGTAAGCGCGGCTTCAAGGTTGGTTGGTCGCTTGAGCGTGGTGTGAACGATCCGTTCGGCCTCATCAACCGGTTCCCGACTGATATGCTCCGCGTGGGCCGCAAGACCGATCAGTACGTGAGGGGCCGTGCGCTCCGTCAGGGCACCACGGCAGCTTCGCAGCTCCAGGCCGGTACCGACATCATCACTGATAAGGCTGTCCCGGTCAACTCCCCGCTCACGGGCGAGGCTCTTCGGGTTGGTATGCGCCAGATCGGACAGCGTGTTGACTCTGAGGGTAACCGTGTCAACCTCCCGAGCCGCCTCCGCCTCGTAGTTTCGGCGGGTGCGGGTGAGGACGCAGAGTTTGCAATCGCACAGGCTCGCGGTCTCGTCTCGCTCCAGGATGGACTCCTCACCTACAGTGCGGCTTCAACCCGGGCGTTTGACACGCTGGGCCGTATCCGTGGCGTGATCGAGGATGAGTTCCTTGCTGACGGCGAGTGGTACCTGGTCCCCGAGGACGGCACTACGGAGATTCCGGCTCTCGTGCGTGTGACCCTCGCAGGTTACACGATGCCCGAGGTCTACGTTTCGAACTGGAACGGCTCACCTGTTATGGGTGGCGCTTCCAACAGCCCATTCCAGGCTTACTCGTTCGATAACGACAGCATCGACCTGAAGTTCCGCCAGTTCGTGAACGCGGCGATCTTCTCGGAAGACGCCATCGTGTGGTCTGACGGCACCGGCGCGTAGCCTAACCTCTTGATAACCCCTCTCCTGCTTCGGTGGGAGAGGGGTTTTCTGTTTATGCCCGTTAATCAGTCGTGATACAATTGTAAGATACGAATCCGACAAGGAGACAATGTATGACCCTTTCCCCGATACCTCTCCGCGTAGTAACCGCACCGCCGGGCCACCCGACAGACCCCGGAGCAACGCCGGTCTACTTAGAGGTCTCAGAGGTCACTACAGGCGATCTCCCTGAGAACTCATCAGGTAAGGAGTGCGTACTGGTTTCAGACGGGGCGGGTAACGTTAGGTGGGTAGAAAAGTACGACTTCCTAAATAACGCCTAGCTCGAACCCTATAAAAGCAGCCCTGACAAGGAGAATTCTAATGGCACTTACACCAATCCCCCTTACCGCTGATGGCACCGGGCCGAAGGGCGCTGTACCTGTGTCCATTGCAGGTGGCGGCGGAGGTGAGCCAGTGGAGGTTCGCTGGGAAGACATTTCGAACCAGCCTGCGGTCATTGCAGCAGGTGCAACCCAGGCCGCGGCACGAACCGCGATTGGGGCAGGTACGTCAAACGTGGCAGTTGCCACTACGGCACCTGTAGCTCTTGCGGCAACCGCAGCAGTTGGAACCGGGACTTCTGCGGCCCGGGCAGACCACGTTCACCCCCTCCCGACCGCGGCTCAGGTAGGGGCTGCGGCGGCTACCCACAACCAGGCGGCGACAACAGTTACCGTTGCAGCAATCCCAGGGCTCACCGGAGCGAACGCACAGCTCGCTCTTGCTGATCTCCAGTCCCAGCTAACAGCCGCAGTAGCGCGTATTGCAGCATTGGAGACGCCCTAATCTTCCGCTGATCTACTTCCTCTCTCCAGCGGACAGAGGCTAAGCCCCCTCGTTCTGAGCCTAGCTCCGAGGGGGTTTAGTCTTGCCGTGCTAAACTAGTAGGGACGCATTATACACGAGGAGTTGCATGGCTATCAACAAGGGTGTCGCCCCCGCGGACATGAATACAGATGTCGGTAAGCTTCGGGCTATTCTGGGGGACCTGGAGTATGTTGAGCTGACGCCCCCGGAGGCGGGGTTCGGGGATTACCGGCTCTTCGGAGACGCCGAGTTGACCGCTTTCCTTGAAACGGGAGGCTCTATCGAGATAGCCGCCTATTTTGCGTATATGAACCTCGCCGCATCAGCCGCGATGGAGTCGAAGACGGTGAAGGACTTCGACCTCAGTATTGACCTTACTAAGAGGGCTACGGACCTGCGACTTATTGCTGCCGATTGGCGTAATCGTGGGGACGCACTTGCGGCGGACATCTTCGAGCTTTTCGATGTCAGTATTGATGACTGCTCTTGCCCCCCTGAGCTTGCAGCTAGGTCCGTCTGCCAAGGAGGGTGCCGTGGCGTACAGCTTTTCTAGTGGTAACTGGGGTAGAGAGGTTGCGGAGGTAACCGAGTCTGCGGAGTACCAGACGTGCACCATCCGGGTCGATCACAGTGGCGGCGTCGTGACCGCCTATGACCACAAGACGAATCAAGACTTTACCACCCCTCGGACTATCAGCGAGATCGCATCAACCGGGGATGACGATGACCTTCTCCTCGCACTTGGACTCATTGGGTCAGATGTTTTCCGCCAGAATACAGGCGTCCCGGTGGGTGTCATGGACTCGGTTTGGGTACGTGTACTGGATCGAGTTCATCTCGTCTTCGTATATGACAACGGCTGGCAGGAGCTTCCAGAGGATACCAAGCTGTACGAGGGACAAGCTCGCTTCATCCCGGTCCGGTCAAGCGTATGGCAAGGCGGAGAAGCGCAGCTTAACGCTACCGCAATCCGCCCGGTGCGGTTCCAGGTGCCGTTTGCTGACCTTCCCCGCAGGGTGTACACCGGCTCTATCGTAACTATCTTGACCTCTCCATTCAACCCTAACTTGAACGGTCGAACCGCCAAGGTTACGGATGACTTCCAGGGCTCCACCACTGCGTCACGAACAATCCACGCAATGATGGATGCGGATTCGGAGGACATGTGAACGTTCGATTGGTGAAGAAAGGAACCGGCCCCGATTCGGTTGCCTGGTTCCAAGGGATCGTGAAGAACATCGAAGACGGGGCACAGCGTGGCCTTGAAGAAGTGTCTTCCTCCGGGGAGACCCAGGTAAAGGGGTTTATCACGTCCCGAGGTGCCCGAACGTCCGGTCCTCGTGGACGATACGATACAGGAGAGATGTACAGTAAGGTCGGCTCCAAGACTTCAACCCACGTAAGTAACTTCGGGTGGATTAACGGATCAAAGCCTTACTTCGTGCTCCAAGAGGGCGGTTTTACCCATGTGAACTCTGGACAATGGATCGAGGGGATGTACGCAATTACAGATTCCGCAGATAATACCTTCCAGCAGTTTAAGGCGCACATGGATCAGGTGGTAAGAGATGCTTAACCTAGTTGAAGTGCAGGATGAAATCCTGGCTCGCCTGGATGCGCTTCTCCCCATCCCTCTCCACGAGCAGGCCATCCCAGACTCCCAGACAGTGGTGAAGTCGAAGGGAAAGATCGAGCCTTATGCAGCGCTTCAGTTTGGCGATCTTCAGGACCGGGTTGAGGGACGTGGCTTCGGCGGGGTTCGATCCAACGACTATGAACTCCCTATCTACATCCAGGTGGTGTCAGCAGACACGACTAAGGCCAGAAAGCTTGCGTCGGGCGTAGTCCTGGATGCGCTTTTGGGCTTCTCTCAATCCTGGACCGGAGAGGTGCGCAAGAAGGCGGGTGGGAGCATGTGGCCCATCGTAAACTCCAACGGAGCCACGGAGGCGTACCTGTTCCCGTCTTCGTGGGCTGTAACTGTCCAACTTCACGAGACATGATAGAATGGAATGAGTATGAATGAATATGTGACTGTCCGCAACACCGTGACCGGGGGTGTTGGTAAAGTTCGCCGCTGGATCGCGGAGCACAGCCTTTTTGGCAAGGTTCTTGAGATCGTACCGGACGGCACTAAGCCCACCGTCCCCCTGAAGGTCCTTGTTGACAAGAAGCGAACTGCTCCCGTAGTGCCTGACAAGGCCCCAGAAACTGATGAGGATGGCAAGTAATGGCTAACGAACGCCTGTTTGGACCGAAGACTCGAATCGGTCTTGCGTCCGTGTTTCACTTCGAGGATTGGAAAGTTCCAACCGCCGCGGAGATGAACGCAAACCCCACGAACAGCCTTACCGGCTCGAAGTGGGACCTCTCGTGTGCCCTGGACCTCGAAAGCACCACCTACGACCTCGGGGACTCAGACACCGATGACGAGCTGAGCTTCTGCCAGTGGGCGGGCGCAGAAGAGGCTACGGACTACAACCCAGAGATCGTCTTCACCCAGTTCGTCTCTAAGGCTCGGTACCTCGTGTCGGACCCCGCTACACAGGATCAGGCTAACACCGCGTTTGCCCTCCTGTTCGCCCGGGGCGTCGAATACTACGCTTGGATGTCTTGGGGCAAGGAGCCTGGTGAGCCTTTCGCAGTAGGGGACCACATCTGCCTCGTCCGGGTTATCACGGACTTCGAGGTACCTGACGTTAGCACCGGGTCTAACGCCAAACTCACATCCACCTTTGGATTCCGCACGGAAATCCTCTGGAACTCCGAGATCGCCGCGTAAGGGGGATAAGACATGGCTACTGAACCTGATTACGACCGCCTAAGGTCTGACGAAGTTGTAACCGTATGGGGTGGACCCTCCGGAGGGGCCACGGGTATTACCGAGCTGGCTACCCCTGAAGCCGCGGAGCTTGCTGTTGGAAGCCCGTCACTGATGCTCAACTGGAGCCCATCCATCTCCTGGAACGATACCGACTTCGGTATCCAGGAGTCGGAGACTCTGAATGATCCGTCGTTTGCAGATGCTGCAACGTTTACGGAGTTTGGTGCTAAGAACTATGGCGGCACCTTCTCCTTCTACAAGCCCAATAAGCGGGGCGACAACTCAAACAACCACTCCCTCGTTTACGATCAGACGAAGACTCCCCGTACCCGCATGGATATCGCGTGGCGTCTGGACGGAGATACGAAGACTACGGAGCCTGCGGCTGATGGCGACTTCGTAAGCACGTTCCGCGCACAGACCGATAGCGACGCGAACGTGTGGGGCCAGCCGGACGCTCACAGGCGCACGGTTGGCTTCCTGGCGCGCGGTGCAGCCGAGTTCTGGACTATCGTTGGGGATCACGTCATCACGGTTACCCCTCCGGCATCGTTTGCTGCGGGCGACGTGGGACGCCTCCAGGCTGTCGTGCAGGATCGCGACTACTCCAGCGCACTGCTCTTTACCACGAGCAACCCCGCTGTTGTCCAGGTTGGCCGTGGTGGTCACTACAAGGTCATCGGCACCGGGACGGCAACCATCACCATCACCGATGAGGCCGCGCGTACCTCGACTACGGTACCTGTGACCGTAGCGTAAGGCATGATATACTGTTAGTGCAGCAGTAGTCAACCCCCCAGTGGATATTCTGCCGGGGGGTTGATTCATTTCTAAGAGGAGAGAACATGACTGAGACGCCTGACGCCAAGACTTTTGATATCGTAGGGTTCCTTGCGGGACGCGACCTCCCAACGCGAGAGGTGAAGGTCCCTTTCGATGAGGACCTTCTCTTGCGAATCTCTGAGGTGGAGAAGGCGCGTAACAAGATTGGCCTCTCCGAGGACGAGGTTGAGGCGTTGGATAAGGAGATGGACGAGCTTCAGGCCCGATACCGGGACGAGTCCTTCACCTTTACGATTAAGGCTATCCCCGAGCACGTTCGCCGTGACATCACGGACAAGAACCTCCGAGATCACCCTATTACCACGGATGCTTTCGGACGTGAACAGCCTGATCCCGAGGCCAATGCCGCCCTTGCCCTTTCCACTTGGGCTGCATATGTACTGAGCGTCACTGACCCATCCGGAGCTACTAGCCCAGTGGGGGAGTCCGGCGCAAAGGCACTTTATGACAACGCGCCCGCTGCGGTACACATGGCTCTCAACGAGGGTATCAGCGAGGTTATGGCGGGCTCCACGAAGGGATTTAAGGTCGCACAGGGCCTCAATTTTTTGTCCGATGCCTCTCCCGAGGGCTAAGTCGGGGTTACGTCTCCCACATCCGGGCCGCTAAAGAGTGGGGTGAGCGCCCTACCGCGGTTCTCATGCGGGACCCGTACTTCGGGCACCGGGATTTCTTCACTGGTGAACCACTTCGAGACAAAGACGAGTGGACTGACTGGGATTACGCTCTCGTAGCCGCTTACCAGACTGTACAGGACATGACCAACAAGCATGGTCTTCTCGTCCACGAGGTTGAGTCGGATCGAGTAATGGTGTCCGCAGTCAAGAAGATCGACCGCTTCCAGGCTCAGGTAGATCGAGCGACTAAGGGCAGTAAGGCCAAGGGGTACACCCCTGACCCGGGCGAGTACTTCGAACCTAAGCTCGAACTCCGGTTCGGAGATGAATGGCCTACCCTCGAAGACCACTGGGCTGACCTGGCAGAACGCAGTTCAGACTAACTGGTACAATAGAGGGTAGTACAGTGTAGCATATTGAGGCGGGTTTGTGGCAAACGATAAGTACATCCAGGAAGTAGAAACCCGGTTTACTACCTCCGGGGTAGCTGAGTCTGAGGGCGCTCTCCGCAAGATTCAGAGTCTCGTAGACTCCGAGACCCGCGCGGGGAACCTTAGCGAAAAGCAGAGCGTAGCCCTGTCGCGAGCCAATGCCCGCCTCTCTAGCCAGCTCGGTGATACCGCACAAGCTCACCGCAGTGTAGATAACAGCGTCAGGGGGGTTACGGACTCTCAGCGCGGACTAAACAGCGCCCTGGACCAGGGTTCGCAAGGGTTCGTAGCTCTCCGGTACGCCATGTACGACGTAGGCCGGACAGCACTCACGGCGTCTGGCGCAATCGCGGGTGTCGGCGTTGCGGCTGCGGCGGCGTTCGGTTCTCAGGAACGTGCGTTCACTGAGGTCCAACGTATCGCAGAGGGTTCAGTTGATGAGGTCCAGTACCTCCGCGAAGAACTCACTCGAATGTCCACGGAAATCCCTCGGTCATTCCAGAACCTTTCTGAGATCGCGTCCCTCGGTGGCGCACTTGGCATCGAGTCGGACGCCCTTGACGAGTTTACCGAGACAGTAGCAAAGTTCACTACTCTCACGAACATCACTGAAGAGGCGGCATCCACCGGATTCGGTAGGATTGCGCAGTACCTCAAGCTGGGAGCGGATGAGTTCGACTCACTTGGCTCCGCTATCCTCCGCGCCGGTAACATCTCAGTTGCGACTGAGGAGCAGGTGCTGAAGTTCTCGTCGGCAATCGCTCTTCCTGCCGCCCGGGCCGGACTTCTGACTGATGAGGTAGTCGCACTCGGTGCAGCTACTGCGTCATTCGCGAACATCAACGTTGAAGGTGCGGGCTCCGCCTACTCCCGAGTGTTCTCCAACATTGAGCGGGCAGTCACTGAGGGCGGAGAGTCCCTGGAGTCGTTTGCGAGCGCCGCAGGATACTCCGCGGATCAGTTCCGTGTTGCGTGGGGTTCAGACGCAGGTGGAACTTTCAACCGGATCATCAAGGGCCTGTCGATGGATGTCACCGGCCTGGTCGGAAACTTGGACGCACTGGGTATCCGCAATGAGCGAGATCGCCGAGTCGTGTCTGCGCTCGCGTTGAACTACGAGGATTACGTCCGGATCATCGGGGAAACTACTAACGCTTGGCGCGACGGCATCTACATGAATGAGGCTTACGGCCTGGTTCTGGATGACCTGGTTTCGAAGTGGGATATCTTCAAGAACGCCCTCTCGAATGCAGCGGCGGCAGTGGGGTCGGAAGCGGCTCCCGCTATGAAGCTTCTCCTCGATAGCGCTACAAGTGTCCTGGTCAAGCTTACAGAGTTCGCTAACACGCCTCTTGGCGGAGTCCTGATCCGGATGGCTTCGACGGTCGGAGTGCTTTCGGCCTCGATCCTCGCGCTGGGCGGTGTACTGGCGATTGCAGCGGGCTCAGGACTGGCCTTCCGGTTCGCGCTTCAGCAGATCGCGGGTTCCAGCCTTGCTGCCTCCTTGGCAGGTCTCCGTAGCGCTATCATCGGGGTGGGGACCGCATCTAATGCTACTGGCGGGGCGGTGCTCTTCCTGAACCGGGCTCTGAAGGCTCTGGGACGAATCACGATCATCGGTGCAGCGCTGTACGCGATCTCCGAGCTTGCGTTCAATACGCGAGAGTCCCTGGTTTGGCTTGGGGAAGCGTTTATCTGGGTTGCCAACACCGCGGTGGCTGCGATGTCCGCCATCAGCCCTGTCCTGGGTGCTGTGGCCGCTACCGGAACGCATACCCTCAGGGACTTCGGAAAGTCAGTGAAGGCGTGGGGCATGACGTTCCCCGCCGCTGCCGATCAGATCGGAAGCACGAGTCAGCCACTGTCGGACTTCGGGGCCTCCCTGGATGATCTCGGGGATGCTGCGCCGGACATCTCAGGTGTCGGGGATGCAATTGATGACGTTGGTAAGTCGGCAGAAGAGGCCGCACCAAAGGTCTACACTCTCGTGGATTACGCCAACGATCTAGCGTCGGTTTGGAAGCGCGCATTCGACATCCGATTCTCGGGCCAGCAGTCCTTCGATGATATCCAGAACTCACTCCAGAAGGTGCGAGATGCTTCTGCGGAGTCCGCTAAGCGAATCCTGGATTTCCGCAACTCCATCCGAAGCCTGTCTGCTGATATCACGGGTCTCAAGAGTGACATTAACATCCTTGAGCATTACCTGAAGATTGCCCGCGAGTACGGCGACACTAAGCGAGCCACTGCACTTGAGGCAGAGCTTGTGAAGAAGCGTGCTGAACTTGCTGCGAAGACCTCCGATCTCTCTGAGAAGAGCAAGGGTCTGAAGAAGGAGCAGGACTCTCAGAACAAGAGTCTCGTGGGGAACACCCAGGCGAACCGCGATAACCGCGCGACGATTGAGCAGCTTGTTCAGCAGTACCAGGCTCATATCCAGAAGCTCGCAGAGTCTGGGATGAGTCAGGACGAGTTGGCTCGGGCCACCCAGCGCTTGAAGGAAGACTTCATCAAGCAGGCCACCCAGCTCGGGTACAACCGGACCGAGTTGCAGCGGTACGCGAAGTCGTTTGACGATGTTGCCGTAGCTATCAAGAACGTCCCCCGTAACATCACGGTTAAGGCGAATGCGAACCCGGCCTTGCAAGCTCTTAACGAGTTCCGAGCAAAGGCAACGTCGGTTATGGCTCAGGCGGGAACCGCAGCAAAGAACGCCTTCAACGAGGGTGTACGTGGCATCGGGTCTACCATTCCCAACACCATTCCCGGTACGACCGTTGATTACTCACGTTCATTCCCGACTCCGTACAAGTCATGGTCGGCGTTCATGGATTCGGTACGCAAGGCGGGGTTCCCCTACGTCAAGCTTCCGGGCGACTACCAGAGGCTCGCTTGGCTTGGACAGGGAATGGGATTCCAGTCGGGCGGTTACACCGGTCGGGGAGCGGCAAACGAAACCGCAGGTACCGTCCATAAGGGTGAGTACGTTCTCCGTAAGGATCAGGTTAACCAGTCCACCGGTCTTCCCTACGCGAGCGCACTGGGTCAGCTTATGGGGGGTCTTCCTTCCCGGAGCGTTGCCGCGGCCCCCGCAGCACAGTCCGCAGGAATCCCCACGGTAGCACTTAACGCTGCAACTATCCAGGCTATCGCACAGGCAACCGGCAAGAATATTTACCTCAATGGTAAGATGATAGCAGCGTCAACAAGCAGTGAGTTCGAGTTCGAGACGCAGACAGGAGCGTACTAAGGGTGAGTGTCCTTGCGACGAATGGCCGTAATCGGCTTTGGTTTGGAACCGTTGACCGGATGCAGTATGTCCCGACACCTAACCGTGGAGCTGATGTATCGGCTACCGGGTTTGAGGCGGGGGGCCCACTCCTCTCCGGAGGCGCATACCAGATCAACTCCTTCGACAGCGCTAAGAACTTCATCTTCGAGTGGCCTCCGTCATCCTCCCGCGAGGCTGCACAGCGCATGAAAAGTTACGCAGATGGCAGTTTCGGACGGGGCCTGATCTACTTCGTAGACCCTTTGACCTGGAACACCAACATCCTCCCTCCCCGGTGGGCGGACCCCTCGATGGCGGTAGGAGACGAGTCAGCCACCCTAATCCCGGGCGTGGTTCCTACGGGAACCCCTTCGACTGCGCCAGTGGAAGCGAACCTCCCGGTGAAATCCGCGGTCTACGACCTGACCCAAACAGGTCCCACTGACCCGACCCGGCTAGATGACTCGAACTCTGTATTCATCCCCATCCCGGAGGGGGCTTACCTCTTGCTTGGGGCCTTCTATAACGTTGTGGGGTCAGGCGGGATTTACTACAGTCCCGTACAGGTAGGTGGCGCGGTAGGGACTCCCTCCGTTATCCCCCCCTCCAACCCTATTCCTACTGGCCCCCTGGGGATTGTCACTGCGGCTGCTACCCTCCAGCCTGGGCAGGTCGGTGTCAGGATTTGGATGGGTCGAACAAACAACACCGCGGGGGTAATCACTGCTAACGGTATCGTTGCTCGACTTTCCCCTATCGAGAACTTTTCGGCTCCGAACGACTCAACCCATAAGCCTTGGATGGGTGGACAGGGGAACTCAGGGTGCCGGTTCATTGGGAAGCCCACGTACATGAATAACACCGGGGTGAACGGGGGCCAAGTGTCCTACGCTGCGACCTTCCGCGAGGTTGGTTCCTGGGTGGTGTCGTAATGTCGTTTCACCTGACTTTTGAAGGCCGCAAGTTCCAGATCGTTGACTTTTCGGTACAGGAGGCTACTACACCTCTAGCTGCGGGGGACTCGTCCGGCCAAGTAGGTACCATCGAGATAACGGTACCCTATCCTGACTCTGATCTGGACCCGGACCACCCGATACTTCAGTACGGTATCTCTTGGCTCGCGGGCAGAAGTATCTACCTCAGCGACTCCCGAAAGGGGTTCACCGTAGGTAAGGTGTCCTCCGCCCAGTCCAACCGTTCAGCAGGAACTATTCGGGTTACCGGTATAGCGCGCCTTGGTGTCCTGAACGTCTTCAACATCCAGGCTCCACCGTTCGTCGGAGTGCTCGCAGACGCATTCCAGCGGTACCTAGCTCTCGCAGACGTTACAACCGACTTCCTGGTGGACCCTTCTGTAGCTTCCCGGAGCGTGGTATTCCCTGGCTGGACAGGGGAGCTGTGGTACCACCTGAAGCAGCTTGCCGTCGCGATTGACTGCGATATAGCACTTGTATCTGGGGTTATCGTACTTCGCCCTATCAGGGAGCGTACAGTCGCCCGAGGCCGGGACATCGACCGAGCAGCAACGGTCGGAGGCGGGTCACTCGCTCAGAAGATATCGGTTATGCAGTACAACAACCGACCCATCAATAACGAACTGGTATACCCTCCAGGGGGGTGGTCGGAAGACGTTACGACTATCAACGTGAACTCCGGAGAGACGGTTGCAGAGGTCCTTGACCTGTCAGCGTCGGTGTCATCTATTGCGCAACCTACGATGCAGACCTTCGTTTCCCGAGACCACCGAACGTCATCCGTTTTTACCGTAGTAGGTGATGACGGACTCCCCATCCCTCCAGCCCAGTGGACCGCACAGGGTGGCCGATTGACGGTAGAGATTAACCCTGACACCGTATCTCTGACCGTGCATATCACTGCTCCGCGGGGAATCCGTAACAAGGACAACAAGGAGATTGGTGTCTACGGTATCTCCCTCTCGTCGGACAGTAACACGGGTCGGTACTCGACCCTCCGGATCGTAGGAACAGGCGTCGCGTTTACCAAGGAGGAGGTACTGGTACCTACCGGTGTCACCGAGCGCGAGACGGCCACGGAGATCGGGGCCACTATCGACAACCCGTTCCTCAGCACTCGGGATCAGGTGTACACCGCGGGTGTTCGTGCGGTCCGTTCTTACAACGGGTCGAATATGACGGTCTCAGGTACGGTGTCCGCCATCAATCAGCGAGGAGACACCGGGGGCGTTACCCTGCGCCCGTATTCCTACGTTCAAGACCTGTTTACCGGTATGACCTACGCCCAGGTCCAGGCGCAATTTGCAGGTAAGAGTTACTTGCAGGTCGAAGCCAGTTTCAACGAGGGCATTGATGACCGGTTTGAAAACCAGGTTTTCGGAAACGTTTCTGGGGCAAGGGTGTGGGATGAGCCTACTCGGCGGTGGTATCGCATCAAGTCGGACACGGTTACACCCTCTACTATCCAGTTTGAAGCTGAGGATGACCTTACTCACGAGGATGCTCACCAGTACTGGGACGTAGAAACCTACGCCGATATGCAGATGCTGTACAATGGATTTAGTTACCAAGAGGTTGATTTGATGGGATTGAGGCCGATTAAGATTCGTACATACGTTCCCCCGCTGTTCCCTTCGACCACGCTTTTCCCCAGTACGACCCTTTTCCCGGCACCTGAATTGGGGTCCTAGACATGGCAGGTATCGTATTCCCCCCTCGGAGCCTCGGAGGTCCCGCAGACAACTGGGGTCGCAAGGTAGAGGGTGAAATCCTCAATGAGGGTGTCGCCCGTGTGCGGCTAGAGCAGAAGACTGATAACGCACTTCGGGCTATCAGCGGTCAGCTTGCAGTTTCAGCTACCCAACTTGACGAACTTACGGTCCAGCAAGCGCAGTTGACCGCACAGCAATCCGATCTGGCAAATCAACAGGCTGAGCTTGTGAACCAGATCAATCGCCTGTCTAACGTGATACTCGATCTTCAGGATGCCGGGAAGGTCTATCTTGTAAGCGCCGATGGTCCTTGGAACGGCGTGGGATGGGCTACCGGCGCTCGGTCTGTTACGGCATCATCCCGGAGCAGGCGTTTCCGAGTGACCGTATCCGGAACGTCCGCAGGGACAATGAGCTTCTTCTCGTTCTCTACAACGGGATACCCCCGAGACCGAATCCTTGGCGGCACCGCTGCTGCGGCCCGGTCCCGTGTATCGGCCACTGGCGGCGCGAGTGTGCAGAACACGACATACGGAACATGGGTCATAACGATGCCTAGCACTGGGGACTACACCTTTACCGCAGAGGCATACGGTACCGACAGTTTCTCGTCCTCTCTTGCTTTGAATCTTACAGTAGAGCCGCTACTGTGACAACCCCCAATCTTCACACCTACTAGGAGGCCCCCGTGGCAACTACTTCACCTGATACCCTGCGATCCCCGAACCCGAGCGATCCCTACAACCTGGTAGCGGACTGGGCGATCTCTATGAGTGATGTCCAGGCTGCACTGGTCCGAAGGGCCAACATGTACGTTGGTACCGCGGCTCAGAGGATCGCAGCTTCATCTGTACCGGAGGGTGTGCACTGGCAGGATACCGACAGTACTCGGAGGGAGTACGTTAGGCGCGGATCGGCCTGGAGGGGTGTCGCCCCCCTCAGTGGCGTAGAGACTTTGACGCCCCCTGCTGGAGGTGGACAGGTAACCTCAAACATCTCCTTCCCAGCGGGATATTTCGAAGCCGCACCTCGTGTAGTGGCTACCGCCCAGACCGGAGCGGGCGTGACGGTCACCCTTAACATCTCCGTTGCATCCATCACTGCTACCGGAGCCGTACTAAACCTTAACCGCTCCAACAACACAGCGACCACTATTACGTGGGTCGCAGTACCGGCCTAGGGGGCACCACTTGAATTACCAGAAGCAGATTTGGACGAACCTCCCAAGCGAGACAACCCCTCTCTCCGCAGATAGGCTGAATCACCTAGAGACGCAGTTTGACGCCGCAAAGGCGCTCATCGACGCTCTGCCGGGGGTGCAGGCCGCAGACTTCGGGGTTGTGGCGGATGGAACAACCGACAACACTGATGCTGTTCGACAGGCTGTTGCGGCTGTGGCGGCGACAGGCGGAGGCACGTTAGAGTTTCCTCCGGGTGTGATCCGGGTGGATGGCCTTATCAAGATACCATCTAACATTCATATCACGGGTCCCGGCGCGACCATCACTAAGACTGGGTCCGGCTCAGGGTTCACCTCCGTGCTTTTCGCTGCGCTCGGAGGGTCCGGTTGGTGCCGGAACGTAATCATCTCCGATATCTCCTTCAAGGGAAACTTCCCCAGTAACGGTATCAACGTACTTTGGGCACATAAGCTGGCGGGTCTGACCGTCCGGAACGTTACTGTGACGGACTCTACGACCGGGGGGCATGTACTGGACCTCCAAGGTTGTACCGACACCGTGGTGGAGCAGAACGTGTTCTCGGGTGCTTTCGCTATGACAGGTCGAGAGTACAGCGAGTGCATTCAGATTGATGCGTCGGTGCGTAACGGGTCTCCTCTTCCCGATGAACCGGGTCAGATTTACGACGGTACCCCTACGCAGCGTCTTCTCATCCGTCGCAACCGGTTCCTCTCACAGGGTATTTACGCGGCTCCAAGGGCGGTAGGTGCTCACACCGCAGTACAGTCACGGTACTACACGGATATCGAGTTCAGCTACAACTACCTAGAGACGCCACTGGAGTCCACATCTTGGAGGGGCGTGATTAACTTCCTGGCCTCCAAACGAGTGCTCGTAAAGGGTAACGACTTTAATATCTCCCCCGGGCTGGGGTTCCTTGCCTTGGTGATTTTCCACGAGACATCGACGTGGGTTGCTACCTCTGCCGTCAACACCGCAAACGCACCGTATGTACCCGCTTCTGACAAGATGCTGGGTGACAAGCTATCGTCACTGGGTAACACTCGGGTAGCGGGGTACCCGGCGACATCTAGGGACTACCTGGCCCCGAGATACGCCACCGGCTTTAAGTCCTACGGGGCTACAGACGTATTCCTCCTTTGGAACGACGGATTTGTAACGCTCGTAGGGGAGTTTGGTAAGGTCAACACTACTGATCCCTCTGGAGGTAGTGGGAGTCAAATTGACATCTCCACGGCTACCGAAGTCACAGTGGGTTATCTGCCGGATGAGTACACCCCGAAGCGGACCCTTAGACTTGCAGCTATCGGGTCTGGCACGGAGACGTTTATGCTCTCTGTGAAGGACACGGGGGAGATCGCGGTAAGCCGCTACAGTAGCGCTACTCGGACAAACCCCTACCTGGCTGTGTACGCCACTTGGCCCGCACCGTAAACACATAGAAACACAAAAACCCCCGGCTCCAAACGGAGACCGGGGGTTCTTTGCTATAGCCCTTCATGCCTATCTATGTCTTTGGTCTGCTGCCACCCACATCGCGTACATTATCGCACCAACCGGGTCATCGCGACACGACACCCGAAGGATGTATCGGTATAATGAAGGCCGGTACTCCAATTACCCCACTTGTGTCGTCGTGTCCAAGTGGTACACTTCACGACACCTTTTTCCTCATCATTAGTCATCGCCCAGGTCCTCCAACTTCTTCTCGTAATACTCTCGCTCGTGTTCGAGGTCCGTCTTGTACTTCAGGTCGTTACCGAAGTGCGGAACGGGGTTCTCTGTCCAACTGTGATAATCAGGCATCGTCACCTCGTTTCGGCTGTGGAAAGATCATCAGTGTCTTACCGTTGTCTACCAAAGTGGTGTGGACCCCGGATCGGTAAAGATCGTACTCCGCGAATTGCTGGGTTCCCCCGTCAGTTTCTACGATAACACCCGTTACTCCCGAGAGCCAGTCGCTTTTCATTCGCATATCGAACATATCCGCAAAATGCTCAATCGAGTCCGGGTTCAACTCAGAGTACACAGTCGTGGTCTGACCCTGGAGCGCAACCGTAAGCCGGGCATTCTCCTGACTAAGGCGAAGAGCCTCCTCCTTGTAAGTGTCGCGTTCCACCTCCAGGTACTCGACAGATCGAAGTGTCTCACGTAGCTCTGACGTAGCCTTCCTCTTTACTGTTTCACTGTACGAACCCAGTCGCTCCACAATTTCATCTGTGTCAATCATTCTTCTTCTCCGTCCCATGGCCACACAAAGGATCCGTTTAGAATAGTCTGGTCCGAGGGATCACTCTCGGGAGCGATACACACGTCCTCCCCTTCTGTCCAGACCACGCGATAGGGGCCTAGTTTTCTCTTTCGGGTTTCGATAAATACGCGAGCCCCCGGGATGAAACGAAGCTCGTACTCTTCCGTGTCATTCATTCTTCCCCCTTTGGAAAGTAGTGCTGGATAGTCGGCATGTGCTTGGTGCGGCGGAGGTAGCTGATCGAGTGCAAGAGTGCGCTACGTGCATCGTTCGCATCCTTACAGCCTACATCCTTACCGGTGATGTGCAAGCCGTGAGCCTTCAGCCAGCGGTGGGCGTTCGTTACGGAACTCTTGCTCTCTCCGCTTGCGAAATACTGCTGTGCAGGCTGAACCCAGGTCGGCTTGATCCCCATGGCAAGGATCGCACCCTCCACCCGCAGAGGCTCCAGATCGTTCGTCTTGTAGGCGAAGTTGTTACCTGCCCCCCGGGGCTTGAACTTCTCGACCAGTACGGTTACGTCGGGCTCTCCAATAGGCTCCACAAGTTCATACTTGATGCATAACCAGAGTCCTTCCTCATCGTTCCATCCGGTCCAGGCATTCTTCAGAAACCCCTCCACACCCCCCTCGATCTGGAAGGCGTGGGTCATCTTGTAGGGCTCTGTGTCAGAGTACGTGCCGATGACAACGGCGGAACTCATGCCCGGGTCAATGCTGATTAGGGTTTTCATCGGGAAACCCTCTGCCCTGCGACCGTTAGGCGGTCCCCTACCAGGAACACCTGGAAAGCCTTGTCGTGCGTTTCCTTGAGGTACCGCTCCATCTGTCGGGTCTGTTCCATCATTTCACCGGAGGCTGCTACCCACCCGTGCTTGTACCCCAGTTCGTACTTTCGCGTGAGAGCTTTCGATTCCCCCTCCTCACTAAGCTGGGCCTCCAGCTCCGCGATACGGGCATTACGCTTGCTCAGCGTAGCCTGTAGGTGCTCAATATGGGCTACCTTTGCGTCGTTTACGTCGAACTCAATAGTAATCTTCTCACTCATGTCCATCCTCCTGCTCTCCACTGCTCAGCCCAAAGGTCAATCGACTCTGGATTTTTCGAGAGGAACACTCCCGCCTCTGTCAGAAGGTCCCGCCGCTGCTCATAGCTCAGGTCCTCCCAAAGGCCGTCCGCCCAATGCGTGGCTACGAACCACCGCGCGTCTTTCCTGTTACTGCTCACCCTCGTCTCCCTCCTTGAACTTCTCAATAGTAACCCCGCACACCTCAAGTAACGTAAATGTGACTTCGGACAACAGGTTCATATTTGTAACGTCTGACTTGTACACAATCCGCTTTACCCCAACCTGGATCAGGGCCTTAGTGCATTCATTGCACGGGAAGTGCGTTGTGTATAGCGTAGACCCGCGGAGGTCCGAAGTCAAGCCCTTGAAGTTCAGGACCGCGTTCAGCTCCGCATGAATCACATAAGGGTACTTCGTGTCCTCTGGTCGGTCAGCCTCTCGGCCCCACGGCACAAACTCGTCCCGGAAGCCATTTGGAGCGCCGTTGTACCCGATAGATAGAACACGATCATCGGAACCGATAATCACTACGCCAACCTGAGTACCTGGGTCCTTGGATCTCTGAGCCCAAAGGGAGGCTGTCCCCATATGAACGACCTCCCGCGGCGTTGCTTCCCTAGGCTCCACGGTGACCTCCACAGGACCTGCACGGCCCTTCAACCCCACCGTGTGCCCCCTCGGGAACTGCAAGGTAACCTCGGTGGATCAACGATGTTATGATGTCGCGGGCTAATCCCTCTTGAAAGCCCCAGGACGGCTCCATGCCGCCCGGCCACGGGGCCTTATCTATCCTGCGTAGTACCCAATCGTATGCAGTAGGTTCTCGATTTACCACGTCACCCCTATCACTAGTGTCCAGCATCCAACCACGTCTTACCGTATCCATACCCAACGGGGAATTTAATTGAGAAGCCTACCCGCGTCTTCGGCACAAAGTCAACCTCCATGCACTCCTTAACGACAGCGATATCCCTCTCAATCGTCGCCTCATCGAACTCCATCAGAAGCTCGTCATGGATGATGGCCCGGAGCGCCCGAATGTAGTACTCTCCGAGCGCACAGAGGCGCAGGATCGCGTCCCCCATCATCTCCCTGGTAACGCCCTGACCGAGCTGTGCTGGAGCCTGAGTGTACTCTCTACCCGGGACGATGGGCATACGCCGGTTCCAGGGGTTCATGACGTAACCGTTTTTCTTTGCGAACTCAAAGGACTCCCGTTTGAAGTTCGTGAGGAACGGGTACGACTCCTCAAGCCCGCGAAGCAGGCTCTTAGCGAGGAACAGCCCACTGGGTAGCGCGCCCCCAATGTACTCGTCGTTATGGAAGTACTCCTCGTACTTCTCGGGAATCGGAATGGGTCGAGCACGGGGCTTACCGTTCTCGTCCTTACCCGCTGAAGCCCAGAAGAACAGGTCTAGGCCCGCCTCCCGGCACGCTTCATTGATCCCCTTGGCGAGCTTGTACGCCCCGATCCCATAGTTCGATCCGTGGGTGATAGGCTTTGTCGCCGGTCGCAGTGGTGGCCGAGCGTCTTTGTCACGAGGTCCATCTCCGTAGTAGAAGTCAGCTCCGAATACAGCTTCGCCCATGAGATTGTGACCGTCGTACAGGTCATTTCCGTCCTCGTCCTCCGCGAACCGCTGTGCGTAGGCATGATCCCCGGAAAGCCCTGCCATAGCTCGGGCGTCCGCAGAACTGTAGTCGAACCCCGCGAGAACCTTCCCGGGTCCAGCGGTGAATAGAGCCTTGTCCGCCTTAAGACGCTCGCTGCGTTCCCCGAAGATCGTAACACCTGGCTTCGTGAAGCTCCACCGACCGGACCGCTGAAGGGATGAGACCTCCGGGTGTACCCGTCCATCCTCCTTCATATTCTCCATCACAAGCTGAGAGATAGACCGCATACCCTTAAGGCGTCCGAGGGCGGTTACGAAGTCCTCCGCCTCCGTACCCTCTGCGAACTTGAGCAAGTCCTTACCGCCGAGCTTTGGCGCACCCTTTGGGGTCAGCTCCCACTCAGGGGTATTCTCCGGCGTGAATCCGAAGTCTGCCAGCGCTCGAAGCGTAGCCTCTTTACCGAGACTCGATGACCACGGAGCTTTCCCCTCAGTAGGGAAGTCGTAGGTGTCCACCAGGAACTTCAGAGTTTCAGCCTTCTCCGCCTCCTGCTTTTCGATGCGGGGGAGCGCGTACTCCTGATTTACGAGGATGCCGTTTCGGCTCATCTGTCCGCAAGTAGCCGACATAAGGGCCATCTCACGCCAGATGTACTCGCGGTCGTAGTCCTGCTCCTTGATCTCCTTCACGAGTCGCTGGTACACGTCCCGGAGGATGACCACATCCTGTTCCGCATACGCCAGGAACTCGGGATCGTCAAGCGGAATCAGGCTGAAGTCGATATCATCGGCAAGCGTACCCTTTGGGTTGTGCTTCTTAGCCAGCTCCTTCAGGTTACCCATCTTCCCAGGGACTCCGAACTGGAACGCCAGGTTGTCCAACGACAGCCAGGACTTTGCGTGCCCCACCGGATCGTCGGTCTCTACTGCAAACCTGCCGCTCCGCATCCGGAACTTCTGGGGTGCAGGGGTGAGCAGATTCGCGAGGTACCAGGTGTCGAGCACTCGTCGGTCGAGAGCCATCTGAAGACCCTCGATGGACTCAGGGCCGAACAGCCAACCCATGTCGCTCGAAATCCCGTTGTGGGTAACGAGGTAGTCGGCATCTCGCGCTACCTCTACGATCTCGTCATAGTCGGTTGTGAGAATTACGGGTCCATCATCAATTGCGTACTGGCCTAGGCGAACAAACTCCTGGGCGGGCATACCGTACTCTCGACCTGCGTTGTGCGTCTCCAGGTCAAGATAGGTGATTTTAGCCACTGTTCCTCCTCTCTATTGCTTGCAGATACAAAGATACCCCCTCCTGCTGATATTAGCAAGAGAGGGTACCTGTCGATCTACAGCGTGTCTGCAAAATCCGATACTGAGCCACCGTCCGGATAAAAAGTGATCGGGTTCTCAGATGTGAGGCTAAGTGTCTCTCCCGTATCCTTATGAAGCAGGATCGTAGCTTCGTCCTTCTTCAGCACGAAGTACTTGGACGTGAAATCCTTAAACTCTTGGACATCTCCGTACGTCAAATCTGCGCTACGACCGTGCAGGATCGCCTCTGCATACAGGTCAGTGTTTTCCCCGTACAGTACCGCCCTGCCGAGCATTCCGCTCAGTACGATTCCTTCGTTACTCATACGTTCTCCTCACCACTCTTCATCAGTTTCAAAACAGCTTCAGCCGCATAGCGATCTACCGGGTCTACGATTCCGTACTCCGGGTCCATAGAACCTGCGATAGCTTCTGCGACCCTCTCCAGGTTAGGGATGTGGCAGAGCCCGTAGAGGTGCGGGCGCTTAAGCACTTCTTCAACTACCTGCTTACCTGTCATCTCACCTACCTCGTAACTACTCATACGTGCCACCCACGGTGAATCAGCTCTTCCTTTAGGCTTCGCAACATGGCTAGGTCCTCAGTGACACTGAAGTTTGCCGCCTGGTAGCCCCACACCTTACGGTACTGAGTAAAGTACTTTCGTTTCAGTTTCCGCGTACTCCAGTCTCGTACATCCATCACTCCCACTCCTCATCCTCTTGCGCCGCAAACATTACTTCGAACTCTTTCAGGTCGATTTCATCGGGCACATCTGGCGGTGTCACTACACCTGCCGAGTACATTCGAAACCAGTTAAAGAACCGATTCATTATCCCACCTCTCTTCTAGTTCTCTCCGCAGCGCCCGTACCTCTAGTACTAGCGTTCCGATGACCTGGACCACTGGAACATCTGAAACGACTGGAAACCCTTTCCATCCAGAGAGGACCCATCTTTCGGCGTCATCCTGAAAATCCTCTAGTGTTACAGGGTCCCAACTCATCCGAACATCTCCATTCGAGTTACCTCCGCGCTATGCGATTCCTCCTGCGTGTTAAGTAGTGTCCGCATCGACATAAGAGCTACCAACTGTCCAAACAGGTACCCTTCGTGCCACTTGTCGTACGGCTTAGATGCCTCAATCGCACTTAGATGGTCATCAATACGCTTACGGGTTCGATGCCACCCAAGCGACCCCTCTGATAGGTCCATTATGCTCCGTTCAATTCGTAGGTTACCGTTCCGCTCTCATCGTTCCGGTTCAGAATACCTGTCTCCACGAGTGAAGTCAAGTAGTTGTCAAGCTCCCGAGGGTCACGCTGAATCTTGTTCTTGAAACGGTACTTGATCCGGGTCGCCGTAGCCTTACCACCGGGCTGGTCCCGAACCCAGGACTCCATCTCAGCGCAGGTTCGCTGGAAGTCGCCCTCCGAAACCCAGTCCGCAACAATGAACAGGTTGGTGAACCACTCCTCAACCGCCCGGATGGCGTGGAGGGCGTCCTGCATCGTAATCTGGGTGTCTCCCCGGTACAGGGCACACATCCCTGCGCACTTGAGCATCGTGTCCTTTAGTCGGATAACCGATGGGCCAGTCAACTCGTAGTTCGGTCGGAGCTGAGCCGTCTTATCCATCTTCAGGTACGCGGCACCCATGCGCTTCAGAGCCTCCGGAGTGGCCTTCAGTGCAGTGTTCTTGTACCCACCCATTGCCCGTGCAGCCATGAGGTCCGTAACCAGGCTCTCGACCTCAGGCGGCATACTGTCCATCGTAACATCTTCCTCAGGCTGAGAAAGATCGTAGATGTCATCCGTCTGAGGCTTCGGGTTTCCAAGTGTCCAGGTCACACGCGCCAGGAACCCCTTTTCGAACATGCCCCGGTCAAGGGCTGCGATCAGGTTCTTCCGGGTCGAGAAGAACTGCATACTGAACGCAGTCTTAGCCGCCTTACCCTTCAGCTCGTCCTTCATCGTAACCTTGTTCACCGGGGCAACGTCACCGTTCGACCACTTGGTAAGTGTCTCCGGGAATGATGCGTTGTTCTTCTGGTTCTTGATAGACAGGAAGAAGTCAGCCGCCTCGTCACCACTGAGAATGGACGGGCGGTTATCCCGCTCCAGAAGCGCCGCGAGAAGACCCTGGGGCGATGAATCCGACCCGAGATCGTAGTACGGTACTCCGTCCCCACGCTCGTGTTCAAACAGCTTCCGCATCGCCATATCGCGAATCTGCTGAACGAGAGTCTTACCGGTGCCGGAGTCGCCAATGATGATGTTCCAGAAGTTCAGAGAGTGCTTGCCTGCGCCGCCCTCCGGCACAAACCCCTGGAAGCTCATTGCCATAGACAGTACCGACCAACCTGCGGCCCGGAAGTACGCGAACTGATCGTAGTCGAACCCTTTCGCCATTTCAACGAAGTGGTCCACGAACGTAGGGCGCTTAGCGATGTACTCGCACTCGTCCTTGCTGAGGAGTTCTGTGCTGGTGAACTCCGGGGTGACCGTCGCCTGCTCACGCTGCTCCTCGATACGGGGGTTCTCGCGGGTAGGCTCCGGCTTTACACGGGCTTCCTGGATTCGAGTGTAAGTGAACTCAAGGCCCCAGTCCCGGGCGATGTCCGTGGTTGCAGGACAGTTCCAAAGGATGCTGGCAATGCGATCATCGTCATCCGTGTTCCGGATCAGCTCCCCGAGGAGCTTAGAGTACCCCGTCTTGTCAGTCTTCTGAGTCACTAGCGTGTCAGAGATGTTCTTCGGGACGATACTTAGGTTGTACTCAGGAAGGTTCTTCAGCTTCTCAATCGCGTCACCGAACTTCTCGATAGCAGACTGAAGCGCCTCCTGCCACTCGTGCCCCCAGTCCTGCTCACTGCGGGAATGCTCTCCCTCCCGGGACAGAAACAGGTCTTCGATGTGATCCAGGAGCTGCGGTACGCCCGCATTCCCTTCGGAGCCAAGACGGACAGCCTCATACTGCATCTCTACGATGTCCGAGTGTGAGAAGTCGCGGTTCAGCTTTTCGAAGCGCTCTGTGGCCCGCTCGATGGCCTTCCGAGTAAGTGCGTTTGGCTCACCTGGCAGGAGGTTTTCATACCAGTCCTTGAGAGTACCTTCGAACTCGTGAACCTGGCGAACCTGAACCTCGTCATTCAGCCACTCCGGGGCCGGTACGATCTCGCCCCATGAGGACGGCACACCCCCCACCCAGAGTACCCAGGAGCTTCCCGCTCGACGGTCAACCCCGTCCATGCCCCGGTAGTTGGCTACGCCGTTAAGCTCTAGCCCCTTCGGCGCTGCGTAGATGAAGTGGTATCCACCTGTACCCGTCTCGTATGAGAACGTGTCCGGAAGGTCTTTCCAAGCCTCGGCAATCGACTCGAACCCGTCGTGGCCGTTCTTGATATCCACGTCTGCAACGTTCAGTCCCGACGCCCCGGTAGCAACCCCCACCTTTGCAGAGGGCCACTTCTCCCACCAGTCCTGGATAACCCCTGGGTCCTGAGTAGAGTCCAGGTGCCCGTTCTTCGTAAGGGGCTTCTTGGTGTTGTCTTCTCCGTGTGTTACTGGGAAGACGTGCATCCCGAAGTCTGCCAAGCTAAGTGCTAGCTCCATCGTCGTCAAATCAAGCCCCTCTCTGTAGTTGTCTCTGGGTTAATCAGTCTAGCATGTCGCCATCAAAAATTGCCTCGAAGGGTTTCACTAGCTTACGAGTACCGGTCGCACCTGGCGATACGGGAACTCAGCCTTCGAGGACTTCTGCGAGGGTTGCAACCTTACCCCCCGGGTAAGCCCAGCGGTCTCGCATTGCGGGAAACCAGGAATCGAACCTGGGGCTCAAAGCTATGCCTACTCAAGTCGCACTTATTGCAGTTACGTGGCTCTTTCGTTTTTGAGCGTGTTACCACTACACCATTTCCCTAGCAGTGTTTCTCCCCGGGCTGCAACCCTTCGAGCCTTAAACTGCCGCGCCCACTACAGGATTTGAACCTGTGACTTCTTCCTTAGGAGGGAAGCGCTCTATCCGCTGAGCTAAGTGGGCCAGTGCGTAGTTTATCGACCTCGCCAAGTCGTATTTCTACCTAGAAGGGCTGCTCGTCATCATCGAAGCCGTCTGACGCAGGTGCACCGCCGTTCTTGGACTCCAGGAGGGTCACGGTGCCAAATGAAGTCTCAAACTCCTGACCGATCGTACCGTCTTTGCGGGTGTACTCTCGCGATTCAAACTTGGCATCGTCAATCCGAACCTTGTCACCCTTCCGGATGTGGCCGATATTGGCCGTGGGCCCGGTGACCGTAATCCAAGTAGTCCCCGTCTTCTTCCACTCGTCGTTGTTCTTCTTGTCCTTGTAGCCGTGGTCCACCGGGAGTCGGAACTGGCTACGTCCCTTCTCACCCTTCGGGTCGTAGTTTGGGAATACTGCGTCGGCACCTGCGTACCCTACGATAGTCGCTGAGATACCTTTGTAGTTATTAGGGTTGATGGTCATTCTTTCTCCTTCTCTCGGTTACTGCATTTAAGAGTGTAGCACGACGTTACTACTTTTTCAAATACCCGTTTTCATGGTGCGGGAGCAGGGTATCTACCCGGCTTCCACGGGTCAGGGTATTCACCAACAGGACTACCAGTAACGACAGTCCGAAGTTCGGGTGCAGGTCGAGACTAAACATGGAAGATACCGGAGGTACCAACCACATGACCAGGAGTGTTCGAATCAAGGTTGCAAGTGCAGTTGCAATAACCTTGATCTTCAACTCCCTCTGAGTGTACTTCGCGTTACGGATAACAACTTCAACAGGATTAATCGACACCTTCTCCTCTTCCATATTTCGATTCGTTGTAAACTCTAGCACGTTCCTCAACCTAGGCCAAGCGGAGCGGCCAATCTTTGTTATCCATCTTGAAGTTTCGGTCTGTCTCCCGTTTGTACTGCTCGAAGTTGTCGGCCCAAGCCTGGTACCACTGAGACTGCTGCTTGGTGGTCGGCGTGCCGTACTTCCCCACGATCCGGGAGGTGACCTGAGCAGTCTTCTCGACATCGTACCTGGCATCGTGTGCCTCGTCCGAGTCGAAAGGTACTCCGTAGTGCCTAGCTTGCGACTCCAGAGTACGCTTGCCCTTGCGGTACTTATCCTTCGCCCGATCAATCACAAGGCCGTCGATCAGGGCGGCGTTCTCTGAGAACCAGCTTCCGAACGTCTCTGTTACGTTGTGACGCTTCATCTCGGAGTCCAGAATACTGAGGTCGTAATTCATGTTGAACGCCACGATACCGAGGTGCCGGTGCTTCAAGAACAGGGCTCGAATGTCTTCAAAGGCGTCCGCAGGTTGCGCTCCGTTGTCCCGTAGGAACTCGTTCGTGAACCCGTGTACGTCGATGGCACCTTGTGCAATATCTACACCCGGGTTAATGAAAATCTCCCAGGTGTCAATCAGGTTGCCATCCCTATCGGCGGTCGCACCGAAGAACTGCACGACTCGATCTTCGAATACGTCAATCCCCCCTGATTCCACGTCAAAGACGAAATACTTTGCTTCACTCATTGACTTCCTCCTCTACTACTTCCCAGTACGCACTCAGCACCTGGTCAACAACGGAGCGCCAATCAATCTCGGATGCAAGAGGGTCAGAGCTACCCTCCTTACCGATTTTGATAGGGATCGTACCTGACCTCAATCGCTCCCAAGTCTTATGTGTATCGGGACCCATCCTCTTAAACTGTTCGTCTTTCAACGTCTGGATAAGGGATGCTTGGTCAATCTCCTCCCGGACGATACGCCGGAGGTCCGCCGTTTTAAACCTAGCCATTCTTTGACTCCTTCGAGATAAGGACCTTCAGAACGTCGATTGCCTCTGTTGTCTTCAGTGCGTCGCAAAGCTTTTCTGCCACGGGACGCTCCCAGGCCCCGTTGGCACTCTCTTCAACAACCAGATCAACTAATTCCCGAAGGGCGTCCGCCTTCACTTCCAAGTTCTCAATCACTTGCTACTCTCCTTCTCTGCATCCTTCATTGCCTTCTGAGCCAGTCTAACGTCACGGAGGGAAGTAAACAACTGGAAACCCGCGTCAATTTCGCGCTGAGGGATTACGTGCATCTTGCAGAACGGCTCAATCCACTCTCCGTACTTGCCGATTTCTCCGGGGCGAACCTGGATCACAGCGTACTGCTGGAAGTCCGGGATGGGCTCCTCCACGAACCATCCGGACTCCTGTCCGCCGTACTCTTCTGCGACCTTAGGCTGGAGCTTGTGCTTGATAGCGCCCTCTGTACCCTCCGGCACCTCCCGAGCAGATGTTAGCGCCGCTCCGATAGCTGCGAGCTGTGCCTTGTGGCTTGACTGGATGTTACGAGAAGTCTTTGCATCTCCCAAGGTAACTACCCCGTCGATAATCGCAGTGAGGTCGCCGGTACCTGCGTACCCATCCCCGAACACGGTACGCTCAGTGGAAAGTACTTCAATCTCGTGCTGGGACTCCCAAAGATGAAACGCCTCGACCATCTGGTAGTGGTCTTCCCGGATCGGCTCCTCGGGGAACCCCCCGTTGAAGTAGTCCTCGATGTAAGCGTGAATCCAGGTCCCTGCCTCTGCGGCCTCGTTCAACGCATACTCAGCGGAGTTCCACAGGTCCAGGTCAGCGGGAAGTTCATCGTGCTTCTGAGGCGTAAGGAACTTTGGAACGGCCTGAAGGTACCGGTACCCTACCTCTACGTCTTTTGACGCGATCTCGTCAATGTGCGTTACCGCAAACGCGGCAATCTGCTGGCGCTCCCAGGCTCGGATACCTGGCTTGTCCTCTGCTCCGAGTGCAGTGGTGATACTCATGAGGGTCTTACCGTCATTGACCCCAAAAATGTCGGCGTACCCGCGACCCCCGAAACCGCTTGCTGCGATGCTTAGCTTTGGTGAACTCATTACCCCTCCTTCCTACGTCAAGGGCGGAGCCGTCTTGATGACAACCCCGCCCACACTACCTATCTACTCGCCGGTGGAGTACCCAGTTGTAACTTCGCCACCGTCAGTAACGCTGACACGGACACCCTTGTACCTCTTTAACTCAAGAACTGCTCGGGTGAGTACGGTGTCTATCGCCTCGAAATGCTCTTCTTCGACATTCGTAAGGTCTATCTCTACCTTTACGTCGTTGTTCATCACGCCACCTCACCCTTCTTCAGACGGTCGTAGACTACCGCCCATGCGGCCTCACCCTTCTTGCCATCCGCCTTTGCGACTTCAAGCAGCCCGTTGATCTGCTCGCGGGTAAACGGAGGCTCACTTACATCCAGGAACTCAGCCTTAATCTTAGCCTGCGAGGGTGGCAGCTTGGCGGCAGGTGCTGCGGCGGGCTTTCGGTTCTGCGCCTTCTGGACCGCGGCGGGCGGCTGTGCCGAAGCAGCGTTACCATCATCATCCGCGTCAGCAACTACCCCCGTAAGTGCCCCAAGACCATATCGGCGGTAGTAGGTCACTGCGCTCCCGACCTTCTGTGGCTGAGTATCTGTGATGATGAACTCAATCGAAAGTGATTCCCCCGAGACGTGGAGAAGCGTAGGGGTGAGGATCATCTTGCCGTCCTCGATCCGGGAGGGCGCGCTGTATCCCATGCCGTGCTCAGAGAGCTTGGGGAGCACGACACTTGACAGGTTTCCTAGCGTCGTAAACTTACTTCCGAAGTGTGGGTTCTTACCGTCCTCGGTAACGGTCGGCAGGTCCTTCTGGAAATCTGCCAGGGCCTTTGCGATCTTTGCGGTACTCATCTTCTGCTCTCCTTCAATGTATGCGGTTGCCATATCAGTTGTTCTCCTTCTCTCGATTCGGTCTACAGTCTAACACGTCTTTCAGTTCGGCTCTAGCCCCAGTTTGTTGCGAACCTGGATGACGTAGTGGACGGTGCATCCGTGTCTCTCTGAGATTACCTTGTCAGTAATCCCGTCGAGAACGTCACTTTGAATCGCCTGCTGAAGAGCAGTGGTTGCAACCCCTACTTGCGTAGCGTTATTGAGCAACGTCTTCAGGAACTTTTCTGCGGTCATCCCAGCGTCCTTGGCTCGCCCCTCAAACTCCAGTGCAAGCGGGATCGAGATGTCTGCGTGCTGATTAATAGTCGCCATCCTCGTCCTCCGGGTCCGGGAACTCCTTATCCAGCTCCTCCCGGAACTTCCTCACTTCTTCGTTCACGCTGTTGTCCAGAATCTCATCCGCCTTGCTCAGTGCGTCACGCATTACATCTTCGACCTGGCTCCGGGGAGTATACGAACCCACTGCGGACACCTGTACCAGGATGTCGATAGCTTCAGCGGTGGAGGTCACCCCTGTCGCAGACTCCAGATGCTGGATAAGTTGGATCACCGCAATCTTTACTTGACGCCCATCTGACTGCGCAATAATCGTCTTCGCCATCCAGCTCGGGCTCTCAAAACCGTAATCAATCATTCAGTTCCTCCTTCGTTCCTCGTGTAATCAGTGCCAGTACCGCGTCTGCCGCGCCAAGGTCAACGTCGTCCACGATCCCGTACTCCGGATCAGCTGACCACGCGATCGCTTCCGCGATCTGTTCCCGTGTGGGTGTGACCAGTGCAGCACCCCAAACAGCGCCGTCCGCGAAACCAAGCTTGTAATGCCGGTTCGCCTGATAATCACGCCCCTTTAACCGGAACCGGATCCGTTTCGCTTCTGCTTGTGCGGCGGTACGCACATCAGGGGCGGTCACCGGGTCCCCCATTCGCGTTCGCTTTGCCGCCACCACTTCCCGAGTTGTTCGAACAGCCACACTATGGAGGCGCAAGCCAGAAGGATTAGGGCGACGACCACCAGCAGTGCGATGGGCCACGTAAGGGACCAGGCACCAACGTATGACCAGAGCTCCGAGGTGAAAAACACAAGCGCCAGGGTGAAAACCACAACCGCTATCAGAACGAGCACGGCAACCAGTCCGTAGCCAACGCCCTTGGCAGCCTTTCTGATGGCTTTGTACGGGTTCATTCGTTCTCTCCTTCGTTTCTTCGGTACGGGTTCTCGGGCTCCGCTTGTCGCCCGACTGCGTAATCGAACGTGAACCGTTCATCCCGCACGCCTTCCTCCCACGCTTCCGCCTTCTCGGCAGCAAGCCATCGGTCGAACGCTTCGCTGGCATCGTCCATTTGCCAGTCGAACCACTCGACGGCAGCAGCCTTAACCTGTTCCGTGGTCGGCGTGTACCTACTCATAGTCGCATCCATTCGCATCGGCAACGCCTGCATCCCACCCAACGGAGTAGCTGGCGGACGCAAAAGCATCAAGCAACTCATCTGGGACGTCTCCGTGCTTAGATTCGAACTCGCGGAGTTGAGTGACGCGCTTGCCGCGGCTTACCGTTCTGCGAATTGCAATCGGGTAATCAATCAGGTCTCGCTCCCGGCTTGTCTTTCTCATCTCTCACCGCCTCGCAGCCCCTCAGCGACGGCATGCGCCTTGTCTGCGTACAAGTTGTGCTCTATGTCGGCTTTTCGCATCAGATTCTCAAGCTTCGCTTCGTCTACCTGCATCGGGCTGGCGTATGCACGCGCTGCGGTTACGGCGTCTCTCATGTCGATTCCGTCTTCCACTCCACATTCGCGCAGCGTGCGCACCAGAGCAGCCAACCCCACCGCTGGTTCCTGTGGGGTTACACCAGCAGCGGCTTCGACCTGTTCGGGTGTTGGGTTAGTCATCGTACTTCCCATCCTTCCTCTCCGACGTACAGGGTTCCGACGCCCCGCACTTTACAATAAAACGGCTTAGGGAGGTCCCGGGTTTTCACCAGAACCTCCCGGACCTGCGCCCACTTCGGGACTGAAACCCCGTATGAGTCGTACAGGTCGATACTTCCTTCTACGCCTGACCCTGGCGCGTTACTCAGCTCTGTCATTGGGCGGAATGTTCCCGCATCTACAAGCTCTGGGTCATCTCTTGCAGGGGGGTCTCCGCTCTTAAGGGGTAGGGCCATTAATCCGACTCCACCTGTTCGATCTTCACAAACTCGTACTCCTCGGACTTGCGTTCTGCATAAGCTTCGGCGTCGGAGCTACGCCTGAAACTGCGAACGTACCTCCAGCTTATATCTGAGATAACGCGTTCCCAGGTTGACTCCGCACCGCCGTACTCTCCTAGGTATTCAATCTCCTCGGCCTCCCCGACGAATACCTTGTAGGGCCTCTCGATTATCTTCGGGTACTCGCTCATCCGTTTACCTCTTCAACGTGGTCCGCATGAAACTCTCGGATATCTTCCTCGGTGTGAGCGTGGAACGTGATCTGCCCCACCCATACCCCCTCGTCGGACCAATCCGGATCAGAGCAACTGCACTCCCCGATGATACCGAGCCCGGCTGGCAACTTCTCGATTGTAAGTTCGTGGTCCATGGTACTCTCCTTTCCTCTTGCGGCTAGTCTACACTAAGCGCCGGTACTTCCAAAGCCGTTCTCGCCCCGGTCTGAAACTGAGCCGGGTGAATATGCTGACAACGGCACTACTACCATCTGAGCAATACGGTCTCCCTTACGAACGGGGAACGGATCAGACCCAACCTTGCTCAAGAGCACGCAAATCTCGCCCTTGAACCCTGCGTCAATGATCCCCGGTCCGTTCACTACGAACACTCCGTACTTCGCTGCGAGTCCCGAACGCGGGCAGATCAGCCCGACGTGCCCTGGCGGGATATCTCCGAAGTCCCCGGTTCGGACTGTCGTTACTGCGTGACTCCCCACGATAGCCGCGTGCGTAGCTGTCAGGTCCCAGCCCGCATCCAGTTCATGCGCCTTCTGCATCATCAACCCACTTCCTCTCCTGCTTAAAGTCATCGTAGTACGCTTCTTCGTAGTCGTACCCGCTGACCTCCCGGTACGCTCGGAACCGCTGAAGTCGGCGCTCCGTAAGCTGGTAAATCCGGAACAACTGCTTCCCGGCCCACCACGACACTAGCTGGGCGTACCTATTACCCACAGGTACGTACTCCCCCTTGCGCTTCGAGCCGACAACCTGCTCCCAGCTCATCGGGATCTTCATGCCGCGTTTCTCTATCTTGAAGTGAGGTTTCGGTACGCCCTCTGTTCCGTCCCACGGCTCAGGGGGTAGTTCAGGGAACAATCCACTGTTACTCATTCTCCTCAACCTCCTTCTTGATCTCGTCTACGCAATCCAGGAACGAGATTACTACGTCAAAAGCGCCATCCCCACAGATGCCATAACCCGCCTGCCATCCCGCGGGGGCGTCAACATACTCGCTAAGGTCTGCGAGCAAAGTCTCAATCTCCTCATGAATTCTCTCTCGAAGATGAATCCTCTTCCGGATGGGAGCCAGCGCCTCACTGAAGCCCTCCCAATTATCTACTCCTGCCGCCTCTAAAGCTCGAAGCGTCTCTTGAGCTTCCTGGAGCTGCCTCAGAGTCTCCGTATTAACCTGTACTGTATCCATTTTGATCCTCTTTCCCTTGTCCTTGTTCGGTCAGCTTATCACGCTTATCAGCCCTCTTGCGAGCCTTCCAAGCTTTGTTGTAATCAGACGCCGTTTTCTTGCACTTCACGCATCGACACTTGTAGTTGGAGTACCCGGTCATTGTCCCGTGATTGATCTTCCGCTTACCTGATTCAAACTCTTCGACCCGGCGCAGTTTCGCTCTTTCCAACGTGTCAGGTTCGATAAACTTTCGGGTGTACCCCGCCTTTCGAGCAGCGTGGGCGGCTTTGTTCTTTGCGGCTCCCGCGCCCTTACAGGGTTCACATCGGCAGGAGTAGTTAATGTACCCGTTGATCGTCCCGTGTCTCTTATCTCCTTCAGGTAACCCTTTGCCTCGTATATTTTCAAACGTCTTACACATTCTCTCGTAGTGGTTGGCGCGGCACTCTTCGCACCTGCACCCTCGGTTATAGGTTGAAGGCGTCCCGTGTTTCGTGGGCTTACCTGTCGGCGTGAAGTCTACCCTTGGGTTGTCAGGGTTCCTATGGTTGTTTGCCACTGTCACACCTTTCTGAGCGTCGCCTGCAACGCCAGCCGCTTCGAGAGAGCGTCCGAGTACGCACCGTCTGCGTAACCCAGATCATCCATGAAGATGTGACGCTGAACCTGTCCGAGACCGCCCAAGCGATCCTGGCGGGACCGGGCCTGGACGTTGTTGGTTTCGTCAACAGAGCGCTCCATCCAGACCTCGGTTTTGGAGACCTTCTGCAATCCGTCGAGTCCTGTACCTCCCGCAGAGATAATCACCACCGCGACCTGGTACTTCGTCCCGAACTGTGCGAGGTCTTCGTCCCGGGTCTTGCGGGTCTTGCCTGAGAACTCAAACGCTGGGTGACCTGCCTTGTTCAGGCGCTTCACCAATGCGTCCGCCGCAAAGGACTGCGACTCCAAGTACACCACGGTGGGCTCTCCGTCAAGTTCGTCCAGGAGTTCAAGAAGCTGATCCACGAACGGCGACTTACTCTTTTCGTTCCAGTGCAACGTCTGCTTAATGACTTCGTTGCCGTCAGCGTCCTCAGCTACGTGCTCTCGCACCTCTGGTTCACCGAGGGTGACCTGTCGCATACGCTGCTTCTGGGTCATCGGGAGATCAACCACGAGTGGGTTGTCATCCAGCCACGCGAGGCCCTGATTCTCAAGGTCCTTGATTACCGTCTTCTGTCCGCGAGTCAGCTCAATAACGTGCTTAATTTCCTGCGGCTCGTCCAGCGACAAGAAGCCGTCGTACCCCTGGACTGCCTTTGAATGGAACCGGCAGCACGCCTCTCGCTTCTTGTGAGTGATGACGCAAGGAGCCTCTGACACAAGCTGTCCCGGGTTGGACTCGTTGAGCCACTTCTTTGCCGGTACGGGCTTTCCGATATGGGGGACGCCTCGAATGTTCTTACGCCAGTACCCTTCAGGAGGGTTTTGGAACTTCTCCCAGGTCGTAGGGTACCACTCCCTCGGCGGTATCATGATCTCTTCAAACATCATGCGATCCCGCATCCACAGGAAGTAGTTGTCGTAGGCCACCTGATCCCGGAGGTACAGTTCCGGCCACAGGAAGCGCATAGTGGCCCACGCCCGCTCGAAGTTGTTGCGCCAGGCCGTCCCGGAAAGAAACAGTCGGCTCTGGAACTTGTCAGCAAGAGTCTGGAGCTGCTTCTGACCCTTCTTACCTGCGTTGTTGAGGTAGTGTCCCTCGTCCACAATACACAGGTCCCCACCGAACTCTTCAGTTTTGATACGGGTAAGAAGCTGAGGGGTGATGAGGTAAATTCCCTCGTACCCAAACTTGAAGTCGAACATCGCATCCTTCTGCGCCTTGTTCGAGTTACCAATTGTGCGGGGGGTGATGCCGAGAATCCACTCAGCATCGTCCCGCCATGCCCGCTTGTGCGTCTGCTCTGGTGCGACAACGAGTGTCACCTTTGATCCGCTGTTCTTGTGCGCCAGGAGAGCTGCTGCGGTCTTACCCCCTCCCGGCTCGATGTTCAGGAGCCCGGTGAAGTTATTCTTCGCGAGAGTAAGCTGATCGTCAACCTGAAAATCCATCGGGGTGAAGGGGGTAGTCATCTGTTTAGTTGTTCCAATCTCTTCGGGTTAATCTAGTCCTAGTGCTTCGCGGACCTCATCAGCAATCATGACCCCGGCACCACGCCTTGCAGCGCCAGGACGATGCAGCTCATGCAGAGTCCGAAGTCACCGTGTGGACATTGCTGTGCACGCTCGTTCATGATGCGCTGCTGCTCCACCAGGGCAAGTGTCGCCTCGGCTTGAGCGATCAGTGCGTTGTCGCGCACGGTGAACTCGTATTCGCCGTCCTGCTCCTGTTGAAGGTGCGCCCACTCGATGTGCTTGCGCGCCTCTACTGCGTGGTCGATACGGTCACTCAATAGGTTCTCCTTCCGTCAGTGCGCGAACAGTCGTGCACGGCCATGCGACGACAGGGCAATCGGGGTCCCATTGGCAGTGTTCAATCGCGAGGAGCGTTGAGTACTCCGTGCACTCGGCGCAGTAATCCAGGATCGGGCGGCTCTCATCAAGCTCGTAGTCGCTGTCCACTGCGTAAATGGTTCCCTTGTTGTGCAGTGCTTCGACCCGGGCGATACGGGCAAGAGCGGCGTTAAGTGGAGCCTGGAGTTTCAAAAGAGCAGCGTCGTGACCGGCGAGTTCAATATCGAACAATGCTTCGTTGACCTCGTAGCGGCGAGCATCTTCTTCACCTTGAGGGAAAGCTGACACGTAAACTGCCTCTACCTTTTTCCACTGCTCGCCTGCCTCTTCGGCTGCGGCCTGTAGTTCGTCAAGATCAATCATCGTTACTCTCCTGCTCTACTCCGTTTACCATGTACCGGGACCAGTACCCCTCTGGGAACGTATCGGTGTACATTCCCTGGTGAGTCTTGTTGAGAGTCAGCGTCCCGTCTTCAAGATCGTGACTCTCCGCAAAGACTACGATGTGCCGATTGTCGTTCGTAAGTACGTCGTACTGGTTCACTGTCGCCACTGCCCTTCTGCGTAGAAGTCGTAGGGCTCAAGCTCCACGTCCAGGAAGTCGTTATCGAACGCTTCATCGTCAATCTCTACACAGGTGATAACGTCCGGCTGCGAGTCGTGACGGTAAACGTAGACCCCTTTACCCTGGGCCTCTGCGTCCCAAGCAAGCTGCTGAAGTTCTTCAGTGTTCATTAGTTTCCCTCCTCAGGCCAAATGCGACGGGCTGCGGTGATCTCATGCGAGAGGCCCACCCGGACGCCTTGAGTGTTCCGAAACCCACCAAACGAGTCCACCGTGAATGGGCGGGTCCGCTTCGGTTCCCCGAGCGGAAGGTACGTCAGCTCCCATACCTCGCCGGGCTTCTTGTCATGCCACGGCTTCGGCTCAGGGTGATCTGCAAGGTACTCCTGTGCGACCTCTCGAAGCTCCAAGGTCCATCCTGAGTAGTCTCGGCTCTTCAACCTCACCGAGAATGAGCGGATGCCGCCATCATGTCGAAAGTGGACTACGTCAAGGTCCGCTACGGCAGTCCACTCTGGGTGTAGCTGTGATCGCCAGCGTCCGAGTTCCTTATCCTGCTCATGCAGGAAGAACTCCCGCAGGGCGTCCGTGCCGTGGTTCGTCAGGAATGTAGTTAGACCTTCTGAATCCACTGCGGTTTCGTCATACACGGTCGCATTGGGTCTAATGCGCGTCCCGTTACTCGCCGTAAAGGTCTTTGTTGTATCAGTCATTCTTCGTCCTCCTCAATTCGTCCGAACCTTGGCCCAGTCAGCCAAGCAAATACGTCTGCGGGTTCTTCGCCGGAGATATGCCCGACGAAATCTGCCTGCTCCCTGATCGTAGCCATTATGACACCCAGGCCGATGCAATCAAAAACCCTAGGCAGCTTACAATAATCATCGAGGCTACCGCTTTAGTCGTGCGACTCTCATACCTGATGGTGAACCCTATCGCGGATACGAGAGCCGGGATTACCAGGATCGCCCCGGTCACAAGTAGCTTATCTGAAAGCGTCATTCCTACTCCTTCAACTCGTATTCCCAGGACCATTTCAAGACCCGGTGAACCAACTTCTGTACGTCCTCTCGGGTAAAAGCCCCGATCAGATCGGCGTTTCCATGAGTATCAAGTGACTTCAGTAGCCACCCGTTTTCCTCGGGAACTACTCGAAGTCTAGCGCCCCGCCCCGTCAGCGTCAAGACGCCCGTAGGGTGCTTCGAGCACCAGATGTTCATGCGCTCGATGCTGCTCTCCAAAACCTGCTGTGCGCTATGCATCATATGCCCCCTCGGGAATCTCCGCGATGATCCGGACAGGAACACCGTCGATCTTAGTGGGGTGGAACACGACGTAGTGCCCTCGGGACACGCGCTTCCACTCGTTCAGAGCCTTGACGATCTGCTCCATCTCTGGAACGTCATACTCCCCGAGCCGGTAGTAAATCTCTACCTTGTCGGTGTTGCCAGAGATGTGCGTCACACCATCAGGCAGGTTGTACCGCTCAAACACTTTTTCCGCGGTCTCTACGACCGTCTGATTATCAAACACTTACTTCCTCCTTCGGGTTGAACTCCACTCCGCAGATGCACAAGCACCCTCCAGGGTGGTCAGTGACCTTCTTGCACAGGTGCGTTTTACCTTTGACTTCGACCTCTGCAACGGTTGTCTTGCAACGGTAGGTCTTCCGTGGGACCGGGATACCGTCCTCGTAGACGCCCATATCACCAAGACCCCAGAACATATGCGACTTATCCATCTCTTACCCCTTTCGTTGTTAGGCAAACAATACCCGCTACCTTACGCATTTGCAAGATAGCGGGCGTTGCGTGACTACTCCTCAATCACCAGGCGCTTCAGGTCCCACTCCCTCTCCTTTAGGTAATCCACCACAGAGGTACCTAACCCTACCGTTTCTTTATAGTTCTCTGACCAATTCCTGGTTACTTCACTGAGACGGAAAGTACGCACAAGGTGGACAGTCTCATTAGTCCCTGCAATCGTGTACAGGCCCGGCTCCGTGGGGAGAGAGTACGGACGCTTCAGTACCTCCACGTCCCACCTGTTGTAAGCGTAGTGCGTGTTGTCCTTGTCTCCCCCTGTCAAACGCAATCCCTGTGCGTCGGGCCGGGTGTAAAAGTCCCCGTCCTTACTCAGCCCGATCACGTAATCCGTAACCGTTCGCTCCGGCGCTCCCTTACGGGTGAGCTTCACGAAATCGCCGACCTTTACATCTACCACGTTACTCTCCTCTGCTTGCTCCACCAGTTCAAACCTCCACGGATACCATCCTCCGGTTTTTCCGTCCTCCAAACTCAGGAAGGTCTCTCTCATGCTATAGCTGACGCTTAGTACGGAGTATACCTGCCCCGGGGTAATACTTTCGTACCCCTGGTTGTCTCCTATGTCACGAACCCGAACCTGATCCCCCGCCTTGAACTCACTCATTCTCTGCCTCCTGTTTGACTCCCTCGTAAAGAACTTCGTACCCCTCGTTAGCCATGTACCAGCTAACCGCTCCCGGTAGGGACGTGGTTCTTGCCCCCGGCCTGTACCACTTACCCTCAATCAGAAGAAACGGCCACTTCTCTTTGTCCGTAGGGTGCCCCACCAACGCGTGCTCGCCAGTTGGCAGTGGCGGAACTAGGACCTCCAAGGTGTCCCACTCATTGGGGTAGTACACTGCTTTGTAAGAGTCCTCCGCAGTACGACCCCTCACATCTGCGACTGTGAAGGTGATCTCGTCCCCGTTCTTACGAGTCAGCTTGATACGGTCCCCGGCCTTTACGTCCGTGAAATCTACGCTCAATTTACACCCTCCGGCTTCTCTTCTACAAACCAACCTTCTTTGATCTTTTGCTCTCCCCAACCCGTGGGCATCCATCCATGCTCTTCGAAGGTGTACACCAGCCAGGGTACAGAGTCCCGCTCCCAGAGCGGTAGGTAGACCGCGCGCTCTTCGGCGCTGTTAGGGTGACGAAGGACCATGCCCCAGCGAGGCTCAAACGGCGGCTCGGGGCGATGCAGGAGGTAGTGGGTGCCGTCATGGAGTCTCCATGGGGCCCTCTCGTAGGATGCTAGGTACTCCACCGCAGCGACGTTGTATCCTCGTTTGGGACCGCCCAATTCCCATCGAATCAAGTCACCCTTGCGAATGTCCGCGGGTTCAATTTTCTGCTTCATGATTCCTCCTTAGTTCCAGTCAATCCGTACCGTTGATCCTGATGACTCTAGTTGACTCCGCATACGCCAAAGCGGGTTATCGTCAGGCGGGGCCAATCGGATATAGGCGGTACAGTTCTCGTACTCAGCCTTTACCACCTTGTGATTGGACCATCCGTTGTCGATGATCCAGTGATCTTCGGTCTCTTCGAATGTCTCTACCGGGTCGATGACATACTGATGGTTACCCTGCTCATCCTTAAGGTAAAACTGTAGGGAACTCATGCTCCCTCCGTAACTCCGAACGCAGCCACAATCTCCGCGCCCTTACTGAACAGGTCTTCCTGCGAATACCCGTAGGTATCTCGAAGCGGTACAACGTCCGTCTCGAACACGGGCCACATGAACGGCTTTCCGTCGCGCCATTTGATGGTCACCGGGATGCATAGGGTACCTCCGTCAGCACCCTGACCAACCTCCAGGTCGAAAGTTTCCCCGTCTACCGAGTAAACTCCGAGTCCCTTTGCCCGCTCCTCCTTGCGGTCCTCGCTGGTCTTGCGAACGGCAATGTTACCGCCGCCCAGCTCCACGTACCGGCGCATCGTAGCCGCTGTTCCATCCCCGATGATATCCACGAGTTCGGCGCGGGTTGCCCCCGCCTCTCGTAGCCGCACCAACTGGACCGCGAACGTTCGCTCTGCGATTTCAGAACGGCTCTCGATTTCAGCCTTGATCTTTGCTCGGTATTCCTCTCGGACCTGCGCGCGGATCGCCGCTTTGCGCTCCTGCATTTCCAGGTAAGCGTCTCGCAGCCCGTCCAACTCCACCGGGCTTACTGTTCCTTGTCGTGCCATTTACTTTGCTCCTAGCTTCTTTGGTGGGTAGTCTCCCGCGTGCTGCTCAATTTCTGCGTCGATTTCATGATGTACCGGTAACGAGTCTTTCGCGATCCGGTAGACATTTTCCGCGAGTTCTCGAATTGCGTCCGGTACTCTCGTCAGTTCGATATCGCTTCGGTGTTGCCAGTTCATCTTCACTGTTCGCACATGTGGAACCCGCTTGAACCACCGGAGTTTCGTACTGTTCTTCATAAGGTGAACTTCGATACCGGGGTATACGCCATACGACCCCGTTTAGTGACCGTTGACTACTCGCCAGAAGTACCCCGTGGGAAGCTCAGGCAAGCCGGTGTTTGGGTCAATCTTCATCGTTACGCCTCCAGGTACTTCTTGTAGGCTTCTAGTGCTGCGCCCCAGGGATGCCCGATGTCCTGGAATCGCTGTGCTGCGTGCGCTGCCACCATTACACGCCCTGAAGCTCTCAGCCTGCCCAGTACGTCGCTGGCACCGTTGTGTTCCCAGCTCTCGTCATAAGGCACTCCGAGCTTATCGAGAGCCAGGCCGATCAGGCACGCGGGCTGACCGTCAACTTGGTACTTGCAATTAGGCCCGTCGTAATCTTCTTGGTAGCAGTAGCCCTCTCCGCGCTCTCGTACTGCCTCCTCCATCGCCCGGGTAAAGTTCTCTTCGGTAATCTCAATGGTCATTATCTCGCGCCTTCCTTGCTTCAAGTGCTTCCTTCACCAGTTTTGCAATCTCCTCTGTCTCGTGCGCAGAGTGGATAGTGTAGACACTCTTACCGCTATAAGAATCTACCTCTATCACTTGGTATCCGAGGTAGCGGCGGGGGTCATACAAGATTTCGTAGTTCATTTCTTCTCAAACTCTCGCTCTGATGCAGTCCAAATATGTTCGTCCTGGGTTTCGAACCGGTAAGAGATATACGGCTCTCCGTGGAACACCTCTGGACGTACCTGAATGTTGACCTCCACGACGCGGCTAGTACCCCGGTCACCGAGGGATACTTCATCTCCGATATTGAACATTGTCTTGATATCCATGCTTACTCCTCCTTGATCCCTGCCAGGATATTGTCAACTCGCTCCCGCATAACGTACCGAATCTCGTCTTTCACACGATCAAACGGCATGTCCCGGATAGTCTGCGTAGCCCGGTCCCGGATCAGGTCACGCTTTTCCTGTACCAACTCCTCCACGATCTTTGTGGCCGGTGATGCGTCCTCCCAAGCGGTACGACTACGAAAGATTCCGTAGTTGCGCCCCTGGTTAATGTACTTGAATACCTGCTCACGAATCTTCTCGCGAACGGTGTCCTCTCCATCGGTTACGGCTTCATCTATTACCTGGAACACCGCGTAGTAGCTGATGTTACTGAGAATGCGGTCCACGCCTCCGGTTTTGTTCAGCTTCTCCCGGAGCGCATCACGGAACATCTCTTCCGCAATCTCCGCTTTCTTTTCCTCACTCAGGTAGTCCTCTAGTTCCATTGTTCTCTCCTTCGTCTCAAGTTAGTAACGCAAGCCCACCAACACCGGAGGGTGTTAGTAGGGAACGCCACTACAGTTTATTCGGCGGGTAGCATCCGAGCAAGGACTCGACCCCCTCTTTGTTGCGGATTTCTGTGAGGATATCTTCTGCATAAGCCAGCAAGAACTCCTTAGTTACGTCCCTTTCCTTTATGGCCCGTACCCCCATCGTGTCGCCGGTAACCTTGTCCACAAGCTCCACGCGAACATACTCCTCAGGTTCGAACCGGTTTCTTAGACTTTCCGCCCGGCTCACGCGCCAAAACTGATCGTCTTTGGCCCTTGGGAATCCCGTGTTCGGGTCGATCATCATCTCCTGCTCTCCTCCCTAATGAAATCCCCGAGGTGTCGGTGCAATTCGATAGCCTCTACGATATTCAACTGCTCAATGTGTAGTTTGTTGCCGCGGTAGAACGCTATCATTACCCCTGCTTCCCCGTAATCTCGGTACTTATACGGCTTGCGTACTACTCGTGTTGTTGTCATTCCCCCCACTCCCTCTGCTCTGCTTCAAGTTCTTCAACGCCCTCCGGGAAGTTGATCGCGATCCACTCCCGCTCTCCCGCACTAGCAAGTTGCAGGTACGGTTTAACGTAATCGTGCCACAGGCTGGAGTCGCTGTTGTGCTCTTCCATGCTCAATATTTCCGCGACTCCGAGAACCTGCTCGCCGCCCTGAGTAAGGACGAACGGGTAATTTGTCACGTCCCCGTACTGGTTCGTGATGATTCCGTAGGTGGTGAGATGGTCCAGGTACTTCTCTGCCAGCTCCTTGTAGAACTCCACCAACCTCGTCAGCGTGTCCACGTACTGCTGCGCCTCGCCGTAATTGTTGCGCTGGAAGCCCCCGGTGGCCTCCTTCTGCACCAGGTAGTAATCATCCGTTATCGGCAAGTTGGGCGAGCTTGTGAACGCACTCAACATAATCATGAGCCGGTCCCGGTCGGTGCCGTTCTTCCAGCGCTCTACGTCCTGCTGGGTCTGATCCCCTTGCGTGTAAATCTTCGGTAGTTTGTTCGTCATTTCTTTATCTCTCCCGTTGTCTCTGCGTGCCACTGCCTGCCGCGCTCGGTCCAGTACTCAGTGCGCGGGGCTCGGTCAATCGAGTTTTCTTGATTTCCCCAGCACGGGTCATTCATGAGTTCATCCCACGGCCCCCGCCTACGCTCCGGCCACGCCACATGCTCACAGTGTCGCAGAATCCAGGGTGTGGGGTCGGTATGCCCGCTCCAGGGGTAAGCTTCTCCCCCGCACCGCTTGCACGTCTCAAATAGCTCTTGGCCCGGGTGGCATTGTGCTTCACACTCCTCGTTGCTGAGTTTGCTCATGACTGGGCCTCTACCTGTTCCTCGTGAGCCCAAATCCCCACGTTCATGGGCGCGCCGCTTGGGGAGTCGATACGGTATTCGATCTCCACCCCCGCCTCTACGCCTTCCCGTGCAGAGGATGCCCAAAATGAGATATCTGTGACGGGTCCCGTGTGTCCCTTGATGGTCACCATGTCGCCGATCTTGAACTTTGTCTCGATCTTCATTTCTTGCTCCTTCGCTCTAAGCCGGGTAGCTTTCGATACGTCCGTCCTTGTAATGAATATATGCCCCCGGCTCCCCTCCCTGCCACTTAACAATGGCGCGGTATTTTGCAACGGGGTCGCCGTAGATCATGGGAACCTCGTTACCTTCTTCACTAGCCCACTTCTCACCCCAGCGAGAGCCGCAGCACTGGCAATCATCTTCATCATCAAAGTACACCCCAATCTGTTCGGCCTTCTCGTTCGCCTCACTGGCGCTGTCCGCTTCGATAATCACATGACGGGACAGACCCGCTTCTGCATCAAACTCGAAAACCCCGCCCGAGTTGTTCTGGTCATAGGTGTAAAACATGTTCTTCCCTATCTCAGTCCTTGTACCCGGCCACAACGAACGTACCTGATCCTGTCGGCTCTCCTGTCATGCCGTTAGGGGTGAACCCGTACTTCCCGAACTCAGCACCGATCCTCAACAAAAGGAATTCGCTGGAAGCCCCTTGCCCTGCCCGGGTTTGGTTAGCGGTCACCGTCATGAATCGCCCTTCAATCTCGATCTTCATGTTCTTTCCTCCCTAGTACCGCAAGTAAAACGTTGACCCGAGAATTTCAACCTTAATGAAGTCAATCTTCAGGCTCTCTGCGGAGGTTTCCCAGTTGATGTGCTCTAGCGGCCACCCAGCCTCAGGATCATTGGTTCCTACGTCTACGGCCAGCTCTTTCATGTACTCTGTCGCGAAGTGCTCCGCAAAGCCGACCACGCCGCAATTCTTGTCCGTCCGTACGTCAGAGTAGGCACTGGGCGGAAAGTGCTCTGTAAGCTCGTCCAGGATCGTCCAGAGCACCAAACGCTCTAGGCGCAGGTGAGCAACCGCATACCCGTTGCAACTGTCCATCTCCTTGTCGATCCGGCGTTTGATGTTTTCCATGCGTTCGATCACGTCCCGGCTATCGAAGTACTCCAGGTTTGCGATCCGCCTGTAGTCAAAGCGAGTCATTTTGCTGCCGCCGTAACCTCAGAAAGAAAGTTAGGATCAACACTGAACACCAGCGGGATTACCTCTCCGTAATATCCGATTGCAATCACATCTTTGTCCTGTCCGTTGTCGTTCCACACACCCGGGGTGGCGATCATGAACGTTCCGCCCGGCGTAAAGTACGTCTTTGAGAATTCCGATTCATGCGCTTCCCGGTTGCGGATTGCGTTTTCAAGTGCGGCTGAAATTGCCATTTCTAGTTTCCAATCATCTGGTAGCTACCACGCTTAATTTCATACGCTGTCATGGCCTCATTAATGGCCTGGTCAACTTCCCGGTAGTTATCTCCGTTCCGAGGAGTGGGGCATGTTACGCGAACCTTATCGCCGTCGTTGTACGTGGTCAACATGTATCCGTCACCCTTGGGAAGTTCGATACCTTCCGCCTCAAACGTGTGCATGAACGGCCCTGACCAAACAAGAATTCGGGACCTCTTTCCGGTCCACTCGTAATCAGTTGCGACTCCGTAGGTAGTCATTTGGTTTCTCCTTAGTAATGGTTTTTGATGCCGTCCCCCTTACTTTAGCGGGAAACGGCGATGAAAGAGTAATATTTAAAGCCTAATAAGTCATTACATTGCTCTTTTCAGATCCGCATGATTCCGCGGGAGTTGAAAAGTGTAATGAATGGATTTCCGCGATTTCGGTATTACTCTTGTTTGCCCGAAACGGCTGTTTTTGGTCCGATCCGGTAGTTGGGGCTATTTTCGCCGAATCCAGATCGTTGAAAACATGCGGATTAGAGCTGAGAGCCAGGTCTCTATATGTATAAGAATAAAGTAATAAAGTATATATATTATTTACTTGTATATATTGTACATATACAGGAGTGCGTGTTGCGGCTCAGACCTCCCCAAGCACCCACCGAAGAATCTTGATAGAGGTAGTGAGGGAGCGAGTGAACTCTGGGATTAGAATGTCCTCGTAACTTGAGGCCCATTCTTGAGCAATCTCAAGCGACCTCAGTTGGTCCCGAATTTCGTCTTCGGTCCTCACAGTGCATCGTCCTCGTCATACATTCCGAGAACCCACTCAGCGAATCCGATTCGACTTGACATGGTGGCGATCATCACCTTGTCGCTAGGCCGGTTGCGGAGCGCCCACTGGTGAGCCTCTTGCAGGTCTTTCAACACACTCTTGATTTCTTCTTCAGTCTTCACTGTGTGGCCTCTCGTTTGAACTTGCGAATCTCTTTCCGCCGGAGGGTTTCGATCTTGGCGGCGTAAGTGTCTTTGTGTGTGGTGCGTGTCGGCTTCTTTGCCGGGGCGGTCTTGGTGTTCATTACTGAACCTTCCTAGTCATCGAAACATAAGCCTCGGTATTGACCAAATCTACAATTGCATCAAGGTGCGCCTGATCCGCAATGTTCTCGATTGTCAGGGTGAACGTGTGCATGGTCTCTCTTTCCGGGTCGGATTCACTGTAAGCCGATTTGACGGCCTAAAAAGCTTGGGGTGTCCCCTGATACCAGGGAAGGGGTGAAAGTGCGTCAAATCTCACTAGGTAAGTTAGTGAGGGCACTGTTAGGCAGTGAGCGGGGGTGAGGCTTAGAGCTTCGCCAACTTCCGTTGATAAGTTTCAGCGGCCAGCCCTTAGGGTGTTCCATCTCTTCAGGCCGCTTACACACTGTGATGCCGTCCCTAGTGATTTGGTGAGCATCGAACAGGGTGACACCCTCAAATGTCTCGTGACAACCTGCACAGTGCCCTGTGCGATTGCCGCGTTGCCGCCAGGTCTTACCGCAAGCGCCGTGGGAAGTGTTGTGATCCAAAGTGATTCCTTTCAGAGTGTTACAAGGAGTACGGCACCTAGGAACGCTGCCGATACCAGAGCGATCTCGATAAGCTTTGCAAAGTTGCCGCGAGGGGGGAGTGAGGCAGGTTCGATATCCCCTGCGAGTTCCCATACTTCAGTGTGATCGGTCATCAGTAGTTCCTTTCATAGAGTGCGCCGCCAATGAGGATAAGCGCTGTGAGTGCGAGAGCGGCTAAGACCACTTGAGAAACACGCCGTAGTAGTCTGTGAAGCTCGACCCTGCGCCGTTACCTGTGGTCTGCGCATCCCAGGTGCAAGCTGTTCCGTCCTCTGTCTCACAGGGGTTTACGAACGGGAACAGGGTAAGCATTGTGAGGATTGCGATTGCGGCTGAGGTAGCGCGCCAGTCAATCTTGATGTTCATGTTGTTTCCTTAGCTATCTGATCCCGAGCGTGGCGATCCCCAGTAGAGCTTGGCGTCACAAACTTCCGATTCGATGTACAACCGGAGCGCGTGTCCATCGTCTGAGTAGCCAACTAGGTTCATCAGAAGCTCAATCTGGCCGCGTTCATACTCTGGGTTGTCGGAGTTACTATTGGCGTCGGCGATAATTTCGATACCCTGCTTAAGCATGTTCGTTTCCTTTGTTTGTTGTGTCTTACAGTGCGCTAATCGGTCGTGAACCGGCAGTGTCTTACACGTTAGCGCTAGGGGCTAGGCGAGGGGGTCTCCACAGCGGTGGCACCACGGGGAAGCCCCATTGAGGGTAGCGTGCCCGTTATTCGCGCAATAGTCAGCGTGCCCTTGAGTGACTGTATTTCCGTTGAAAGCCGCCATTGAAAGTCTGTAATCGTTCATTGTCCCGATCCTTTGTTAGAGTGTTGCGTCAAACACGTATACGTCGCGCTCAGGGTCGTAAGCAATGAGGCTTACGGTAACTCCCCGTGAGATAAACCCGCGCTGTGCCATGACAGCCTCACGCTCTGTGGTGAATGTGAATTCTTGCATGTTCGTTTCCTTAGCTTGAAAAGTCCTGGTAGCCGTTGCGCTCATACCAGTCGTGAGCGTCTGCCAGGGTGTCGCAGTCCACACCGCTTACAAGTCCCACGGCGCTATGGCACCACTCAATACGGTACCCGGTTGCTGTGCGGTAGGTGTTTGCTTCGTGGCTCGCCTCTTCGTCGTCCACATGGTCGAATGCCAGCCATACGTCAAGAGATTCACCGATTACGGCAGGGTTGATGCTTTGCATGTTCGTTTCCTTAGTTTGTGTGACGTACAAAAGCGTACTTTTGCCAGCCCAGTGAGGTGTTTTGGTTTGTCCACTCGCCAGCTTCCGCGGGGTCCGTTACGTGTTCTACGAATTGCCAGGGGTGTGAGGTTGAGATTCGTTCGAACAGGGTCCACTTGACGGTTGGACAGTAGGTGTTTCCTTCTGAGTAGGACATGTTGATTCCTTTGCTAGAGTTCGCCCATACTGTCGGCGGATAGTACGCATTTCTTGCAGGTTGCTTCACGCGGTTCTGATGTGGCGATCCATACGTCTGTTACTTTGCGACCACAGGCGGTCATGTATGGGTCTCGGCTGTAGTGCCATACGGGGTTGCTCATGTTCGTTTCCTTTGCCGTTCTACGCGAAACAGGTTGTGTCTAGCAATTTGTCACACCCGGTACAGGTCGTGTCTTCGTGCAGGTGTGGCGGACCCCAGCACGCTATTTCTTCGTATTGGCAAGTTGTGGTCCACAGGTGAGCGCATTCGTTCATTTGACTTTCCTCCGTTTGTGTGTTAGACGCGACTAGTCTTCGATGGGGTCAACGTCGAATGACGATCCCGGGTAGCATTCGCGCCAGATAGCTAGATAGTACTTGACTTGTGCGGCGGTTTGTACGCGTTGGACGGCCATTCCGTCTCGCACGATTGTGAACTTGTCCATGTCTTAATCCTTTCAGACGCGACTATTTACGCCACATTTGCATGTTTTGTACGCGAGTGACACGCCGTTGACTTGTGTTTCTCGTGTTTCTGTGAGATAATGACCTGTTTCGGCGCATTTGCGGGGGTAGTTGGCGATGTATTCGGCGGGGTGCATTGTCATTCTTCGATTGCGTATTCTGCAAAGTGTACGCGGCCCGGGGTGTCGCACGGGAGACTGATAATGTTCTCCTCTACGAAAGTGCGGTTATCACTGAAATACCACGGCTCTCGGGCTGATAGCTCTGTAGTGATTGCGTCAATGGCCCTTGCGAGACCTAGGCGGGTGTCTGGTGCTTCGGCGTGCCAGCGCCCATAACCGTCTGCCCAGGTCTTGATTTCGGTGTTCATGGTGTGTCCTAACTAGGCGATCTTGCGAGCGTACTTGATCCGACCGGCCCGGGTGAGTTCGTAAGTGTGGAACTCGTCCCGGTATTCGGGGTTCGTGCAAGCGTAGGCGAACATTACGTTCGATGACGTGCGCAGTGTCAGGGTGTCTCCGCATCGGGTTTCCAGTGTTACGTCATATGCGGGGTTCCCGTAGTAACTGGTGCCTGCGTGGCGGGTGTTGATGACTTTAGCTGTGAGTGTGTTTGACATGATGCGTGTCCTATCTGTGTTATGCGAAGTGTGATTCGGAGAGCACGTTACCCTGCTCGTCTGATAGCTGGACCGTGACCCCCTGCTCGTAGTGTGGCGGGGTGGAGTACCTAGCGACCATCAGGTCATACTCAGACCATGCCTCATGCACTGAGTCAATCGTGCGATCATCCTCTACTAGGATGCCCTCATATAGTGCCCGTAGTGTGAACATGATGTGTCCTATCCGTGTAGTGGTGTATGTGTCGTGCCCCTAACGCCGTGTGAAGGCTACCCGTACCGTGTACGCGGTGTGCCCCGCAGAGGGGCCGATAAGGGCTGTGGTGTGCGTGTCCAGTGCTAGGGCCGTATCCCGCGCCGTTCGCTACGGCAACCCCCCATAGGGGCGCTAGTAGTGTGGGCTTGCGTGGCCGGTGCCTAGGTGGATCGGTGCATACCGTGTGCTGTGCTCTATGTAGTTGTGAAGGGCCATGTGCTAGGGAGTGGAGGGCTCTCACCCTGTCCTCCCTGCCTGCTAAGAACAACAATACGCAATGCCATTACAGATCACAAACGCGTGTGAATCCCGGGCGTGTCGCCATGTGCTGTATAGCAGGGCGTTCTATTGCGTTGTGTATATGAGGGGGCAGGGCAGGGGCCATTACGGGGATTACATCAGGGGTAGGGGTAGGGGTGGGGGTAGGCAGGTGCACAGCGCACGGGGGTGGGTGCGGGGGCGAGAGCAGAGAGCGAAGAGGCAAAAGCGGCAAAGGCGTGAAAGTCATGCGAGTGGGTGGCAAAGGTTGCATTTTTGTGCTAGGGAATCGCGCTACGGGCCAGGGGGCGGCACCACACCCAGAATTTCCCCCGAAAAGTTTTGGAGTACAACCTGGAACACAAACCTTGACTACCGACAACGGAAGTGTGAGATCAGTGGCGTAGAAATATTTTTCGTGTTAGGCTATAGGCTGTAGGGGCAATTGCCCTGACATAAAGGAGGAGGAAACGTGGCAAAGCGAGAAAAACCAGCACCCAAGAAGTATTTTGACGTGGGCCTTTACTACGAAGGTAGGAGGACAGAAACAGTTACGTTCCGAAGGAGCTGGCAGCAGCTTTTGTTCCACGTACTGCTGAACGGCAGCACTTCCCACACGGGAACTATAGAGGGGTACCGAGAGGGGTTTAAGTGAGCAGTTTTTGGATCGGGTTCGCCACGTTCCCAGTAGTGGCAGTAGTGGCAGTAGTCGTGACGGTTGTGTGGGTCTGGGTCGGGCACTTCCTCTCAAGAGATATGAGCATGAAGTGCCGTGTGTGGGAGTGCGACTTCTCCTACGAGATCGGAGAGAAGCGTTGGATCACACTGTGGTTACTCTGGAAGTGGCATAGGATCACTACCCGGAACGAGAAGCTACACGTAGAGCATTTTGAAAAGCGTAAGGGGAGCAAGTGAGACCCCCTTGGAGAGATATGCTTATGATCGTCGCCTTTGCCTCGTCAGTAAGAATCTACGCTCATGACACCTCTGAGTGGCCGCTCGGGGAGAAGTTGGTACTCTATATGATCGGAGCAGCTTGCGTGTATACGTTTTGTAGGACTATTCCGAAACCTGAACGTCGCAAGGACGAGTAGTGTGCTAGACTTAAACCTGTAGTCCCCGGACCCGGCCTCCCCCGACTTGAGCGGTGAAGACCCCGGGGTTAAAGCCCCGTTCTTCAGTTTAGGCTGGCGAGCGGGGCTTCTTTTGTGTTACACTGATACATACAGCCTAGCCGCGAGATGCGGAGAATAGGAGGGCGCGATGCCTTCAGAAAAGTTTTACCCCCCTTACGAGGACGCCGTTGAGCATCTTGATATTCAGTGGCACCAGAGTTACCCAGAGGTTTTCGCTACGATGGTACATGATCGAGATGGAACACCTCACGCAGTAGGGATTCCCCTCGACCGTTCCGCGATCAACCGTATGATCCGGACGCTGAGGAAAGCTCGCGATCAGACATACGGTTCTGACGAGTAGTGTGATACACTAGACGCACCACACCGAGTCTCGAAAACGATATTCGGCCTGAACCCCTTCTGGCATACCCGCCTGGAGGGGTTCGTCGTTTCTGGTAGACTGGATTAAGCCCGTTTCCCACTGCTCCGGAGTCCTAAGTACGTGAATGATATGAACCCTTACCCACAAGCTTCTGAAGTGGCAGACTCCCATCTCTCAAGCGCGATATCTTCGCTAGATGCGACCACGCGCGAAGGCTTCCGGGACGTAAAGAACCAGATGCTGGGTATGGCGACAAAGGACGCGGTGGAGGCCCAGGTAGCACGTCTTGACCTCCGGGTAGACCACGCCAACGAGAAGATGGACACCGCTTTCAGTAAGGTGGAGAAGGAGATGGCGGCTGGGTTCGCAGAGTTGCGGGCCAGAGACGCACAGCGGGACCAGGAGTTCAAGGATCGAGAGGATGTTCGGGACCAGAAGTACTCTCGCCGGGTCGGGTGGACGATTACGGCGGTCGGTGTCGGGGTTTCAGTGGTAACGTTTATCGCCAACAATCTCCCCGTATAAATTGCTTGACTTACCCCTCCTCGGTGAGTAGACTCATATAAGAGTTGTTCACGGAGAGAGGGGTTTTTGTATGTCGAATCAGGTAGTGTTTAAGGTAGACGGTCTTCCAGATCACCGGGTGTATAACAAGAGGGACGTAGCGTTTAGTCTGGTCGGTCTACGAGACTACCTGAACCGGGTTACGATTCGGGAAGGGTACTTTGAGGGTGAGTATGGAGATGAGGTTTTGATCCCCGCTTCTCAGCTCCTTTGGTATACTGCGGATTCTCGCCTGGAGGTGGTGTCTGAATGAGCTATGAGTTGCAGGACATTCCACAGCCAAATCGCACCAGTAAGCGCAGGTACCGAAGGTTTTGGGTGAACGGCAATAACCCGACCGATTACGGGGGCGCGCTTATACGGCCCGGAGTTTTTACCGGGACGCTGTTCATTGATGAGGTTTCCGGACTCGTAACTGCTGATATAGGTAAGTTCGAGGCGTGGGCTTCCTGCGTCGAGAAGGTGCCACCCTCGCACATCCCGGACCTAGGCTGCTATTTGGAAAATTGTGCTTGCGGTGACCATTGAACGACAGAAACAGGAGAGTGTAACTATGAGAGAGTTCAAAGTAGGGGACCGGGTTCGTCTTACAGGTCACAGTTGGCCCGTGAAGAGACTCTTGGGTAAACCGGCGTTAGGTGACGTGGTGATCTTGACACGTATCACAGATACCGGAATACCGTTATTTACCCGCAACCACGTACCATACTGCATTGCCCCTGCGGACGGATACGGAGCAGAATATGTGGATCCCTACGACGTAACGCCCACTCCCGGCAAGGATGAAGTCAACCCGAGTCACTATGGCTTCCCGGGGGGAGTCCAGGTAATTGATATCACGAAACATCTTGACTTCCTCGCAGGTAACGTTGTAAAGTATGTTTGTAGGGCGGGGCTCAAGGGGGACAAGCTCACTGACCTCCGTAAGGCGAAGCAGTACCTGGAGTGGCTTATCGAGAAGGAAGAGGGCAAGTAGTTGCAGTGGAAGATTGAGAAGCTGAGCAACCGCCGTTTGGAGGCGGATATTGCCGCGTACAACTACGAGCTGTTCGTGCGGGGTCAAGAAGGCGCAAACCGCATCTTGGACCTGCTGTGGGAAGAGTTTGACAGGCGAGTAGAGAACGGTACTATGACCGAGGACACAGAGGGGCTGTTGAATGACACTCGAAAGTACTGATCTGCATCCTAGTCATAAGTGGAAACCGGAGTCAGAGGATACCCGTATTTACCTGTTCTGCTATGAATGCTATGCTTGCTCCTGCTGTATTGGGTACGGGGCGACAGGGAACTGTATTGGGGCCGAATGGATTGAGAAGGAGGTGCTGAATGACACGCGAAAGTATTGATTGGCCGGAACTCCCGGAAGGGTACTTCTTCCGAGTGAAAACCGGTGTCCGAGGACAGTACCCGTGGGTTGAACTCCGAAATAAGTCTTGGATCGGGTCTTACAAAATCGGAGCTGCGTGCCATGCTCCCCGAACTAGTACCGACGTTGTAGATGAGATTGAGTGGTTGGCACGCAAGTTAGTGCGGCAGGACCTTGCCAAGCACCTGCGGAATAAGGATCAGTACTGGGTAGGGGATAGTAAGTGACCAAGATCAATACCGATCTCAAAATCCTGCTGCTCGACATCGAGTGCAGCATGGCAAAGTTCTACGGGTACGGTCTGTTCGACCAGAATATCCCGATCAGCCACATCATCGAACACCCGAGAATGATCGCCTTCACGGCAAAGTGGTACGGCAAGAAGAAAATGTACGCCTTCTCGGAGTACCACCAGTCCCGGGAGGAGATGCTGGCTGAGCTGCACACCCTGCTTGACGAAGCAGACGTGGTTATTGGCTACAACTCGAAGAACTTTGATATCAAGTGGATCAATTCTGAGTTCGCTGTTGAGGGGATGACCCCGCCCTCTCCGTACAAGCAAATCGACATCATGCAGGAGGCGAAACGGAACTTCCGGTTCATCTCTCGCAAGCTGGACTACCTCGCAGATCGAATCTTGAACGACAAGAAGCTTGACTATTCGATGGCGAAGATGTGGGTCATCGTGGATAATCCTGATACGGATGAGCCAACTCGGAAGAGGGAGTGGGACGCCATGATGAAGTACGCGAAGAAGGATACGGCACTCCTGGAGCCGCTTCTGGAGGCTCTACTGCCGTGGATCAAGATGCCTCACCCGGCCCGCAGTAACACAGATGTAACCTGCTGTATCGCTTGTGGCTCCGAGAGCCTTCAGTCTAGGGGACGAGCCCTAACTCTCTCTGGGTCCTACGCAAGACTGCAATGTAATAACTGCGGCAAGTGGCAGCGAGGGAAGAACCGCGAGGATCACGGGAAGACGAGGGAGATTTCATGACTGTAGTAGGGGCGTACATCGAACTGAAGCCGTGGGAGACAGCCCCACTGAACCATCAGAGCCTGTGGGCCGAGGGGGAGGTCCACGAAAAGACTGACGAGGGTATTGACGTAACGTGGTGGGACGAGTTCCCCCCTGGGGCGCAGGTTTATGTAGAGTGGAATCCAAGAGTATACGCAATATGGGAGGAAGAAGATGTCGAACATGGAACTGAAACTGAGCCAGCAGGACAAGACGATCCTGAGGAACCTGACGAAGGCTCTGGATCAAGTGGCGAAGGAGCTGGGGAAGAATCAGTGGCACGCCCCGAAGAGCCCGACTCGTCTGAGTGAGCCCGCGGAGGAAGAGACTGAAGTGTGATACACTGTTAAGTGGCTACTCTCTGGCCTCCTTCTGTTAGCAGATTGCCCCGTTTCTCTTCGGAGAGGCGGGGCTTTTTGCGTCTGGTAAACTTGGTAAGTGATGAAGGAGCTGATGAAGTGAAGCAACTTGTAACACCCTGGTACGGGGGAAAGGCGGGTGCAGGAGCCTGCCTGTATATGGCGCAGCTTGTTGTAGGTGCAGGTGGAGGCCCGTACTCCGCCACAGTCGCCGCAAACGCAACGCAGTATCGGCACCACGACCGTAACTTCCCGAACGACTCCATCTCCGTCCTATGGTTCGACCACTGGGGCACCTACGAGGATTACCGAAACGGAGAGTTACGGTACGAGAACTGGGGCCACGTTGTAATCCGGGACCCGCACGCGTTCGGCACTAACCAACCCGGGTACTTCTCATCGCGCCGCAACGGATACGGTGAAGGGGAGTGGTTCCGGAGCGTAGGGGAAGTGGAAGCTTCCTTTAACTCAACCTACCGGTTCTGGTCAGAAGACTTGAACGGAGTACGGGTATGTGAGCCGGATGGAACTACGACTGGCACAAATGATACGCCCGAAAGCGGCGAGGAAGAAGACGAAGAAATGGCGAATCAGTATATCGCGAAGGTGCAGAACAAGAAGCAGATCAACGCAGTGTTCAACACTGTGTCAGGTTTCTTTCACGAGTTTGAATCCTCGAACGGTAGCTACAACACGAACATCGCACGAACCTTCGGAGTGAAAGACCCAACTTCGATTGTCTCAGCATCTCACTACGACGCAGTTAAGCGCGATTGCGCAGCGGTAAGGACGGGAAAGTAATATGAAGTACACCATCCAAGAGCTTACACGGTTCATCGGATACGTAGCAGGTGTCGCAGTGGGCTTAGCATTCGTCGCCTACGGGCTTGTAACGGCGGACCTCGCAACCGCCCTGGCGGGGGCTTCAACACTTGGAGTGGGTATCGTAGCCGCACCTAACGTATCTAAGACCGCAATCCAGGAGGTCCCGGAAGAGTTTGAGGTGGCATCAGCCCTCCCTGTTGAGCCTCTTGCAAAGCACGCCGAATAGGTGTAACATCTAAGTGAAGGCCCGGATATCGGGTTTCAGCTCCTGAGAGCCCCGCTAACTTGCTTCGGCAGGGAGGCGGGGCTTTCTTGTGCGGTAGAATGGATACACTATGACTAAGATGAGAGAAGTCGCCGTCCCTGAGGACGAAGAAGACTACGCAGATGACGAGAGGGTCAACCGGGCTATCCGGAAGGGCCTCATGTCTAGCAAGACTGTACGCCAGATGGCCGAGGAAACGGGCCTCAAGCCGCAGGATGTCCTAAAGAAGAAGACGGAGATTCTTGAGGGCGTCGACGTACTGACGATCCAGGAGAAGCGCGCTCTGTTCATGATGGAGCTTTCCGATATGTCCCGGGAGGTCCGGGAGCGGGCCGGACGCACTGTGGACGAGTACTACGCGGGCATGATTAATGCCTCTACAGGTAACATCAAGCTGATGCTGAGCGAGCTTTCTCGTATGGAGAAGGCGGACTCTGCGAAGGTAGACAGCCTGAACCAGAAGCGTGTCGCGGAGCTGGTATCCCTCATCCGGGAGGTCATCGACGTGTCCGTGGTCGAGATCGCAGCGCGGCACTCCCTTGATGAGCAAGACCTTTTCGAGATATTCAACCGTCGCATGGGCGAGGCAGCACAGAAGCGAGATATGCAGTGAACCTCGGTGGAGTAGTTTCAGCGGCCCAGGGGGAGATGCAGAATAAGCGCCTCCAAAGCCTCTACCAGAAGGACTTCCTGGCTTGGCAGTCAGACGTTCTCGGCCTGCGCACCTACAAGCGCATGGGGGAGATTTGTGAGACAGCGCTCTTTGGGGAGAAGAACCGCACGGCGATCAAGTCCTCTAACGGTGTCTCGAAGACCTTCCAGATTAGTGCAATGATCCAGTGGGCTGGGTCTGCGTTCGACATCGGGGAAACCCTCTCGATCATCACTGCGCCCTCACAGGACCAGGTAAAGCGCGCTATCTGGGGCTACATGAAGGACTTCCGGAGGCGAGCCGCTGAGCGAGACTTCATCCTCCCCGGATGGCTTGATGAGAGCATGGGCTGGAAGACAAGTACCGCAGAGGGAAACGTAGATATTGCGTTCGGAAAGGTCCCGCCCAAGGGGGACGAGGTTTCGATCTTCCAGGGTACACGATCCACGTTCGGTAAGACTTACGTTTTCGTTGAGGAGGCAGGGGGCGTAACCCAGAATCTGTTCGTCGCAGCGGAAGCCGTTCTTACTGGCGAGGAATCCCGAGGGTTCTTCATTGGAAACCCGGATCACGTAGGCGGACCCTGGCAGAAGCTCTTTACAGACCCAAAGAACGAGCAGGACTGGAACCGGTTCACGCTCAACTACATGGACCTCCCCTGGTACACGGGAGAGACGGTCTACCCTGATGACCCGGAGATGGAGGCAGCGCTACAGAAGAACCTTACGACCGAGAGCTGGGTCGAGCAGAAGAAGCGTATGTGGGGGGAGAGGTCCCCCTGGTTCTTGTCAAAGGCTCTGGGTCAATTCCCAGAGGACGGAGGCACCGGCTTCTTCACTCCAGGTGACGTGGGTAAGGGTCGAGACACCGACATTGAAGAAGATATGTCGGCCCCTTGCGTGTTCGGGGTGGATATCGCGCGCATGGGTATGGATGAGTCGGTTCTTTACATCAACCGAGGGGGCCGTGTCCGCCTGCTGGAGGCGTGGGCCAAGACGGATACCTATACGTCCTCGAAGAAGATATTCGAGCACGCTAAGGTTCACCAGCCTACCGAGATTCGGGTTGATGGAACAGGTGTCGGCGCAGGTGTGTGGGATAACCTCGAACAAAACCCGGAGTTCAAGGGGGACTGGGAAGTAATCGGCGTTGAGGGCGCGAGCAAGTCCCCCGACATCACCAAGTACTCTAACCTGCGGTCCTACATCTACTCGTCTACTAAAGAGCAGTTGGCTGACAACCTTCTTGACCTTGACCCGGATGACAAGTCTTTGCTCGATGAGCTTGCCCTCATCAAGTACACGTTCGCCCCTCGGGGTGGAGTACAGATTGCCAAGAAAGAGGACATGAAGACCGAGATCGGGGGCTCCCCGGACCGGGCCGATGCCCTGATATACGCGACATGTGATCTCACCCCGTGGACAGGGAACCCGTGGAACGAGTACACCCCCGGGGAGGCCGTAGTCCAGGACCGAGAAGAGATGCTTGGATACCTCGATGAACTACCGATGTTCGGAGCGGGGTTACCACTTCTATAGGATAAAGGGTGGTACACTTGAAGCGTGATAGGTGAAAAGAAGTCCTGGGTTTATGGTCTCTATCTAGAGGGGGAGGAGGACCGGATAAGGTATGTAGGTAAAACCTCCTCCCGGAGAGGCTTAAAGGGTAGGCTTTATAGCCACGTATGGCTCGCGAGGAACAGTAACGGGCAACTCCCCGTGCAAAGGTGGATAAATAAGCACGGGGGTGAATGTATTCGAATTCGGAGTCTATACGAAGTATCCGAGGATGATTTAGATGAAGAAGAAGTCCGAACTATCTCTGAATACCGAAGCCTCGGACTAGCTGATCTAAATGTTACCTCGGGTGGAGACGGGAGGACCTCAGAGGAGGTTTCAGGGGAGCGTAACCCCCGGGCTAAAACTACGTGGGAGCAAGTTAGGCGCGTTCGGATGTACGCAAAGAGCAGGTACGTGACAGTATCCGAAGCATCTAAACTTCTCGGTACCAACCCGGCAGGTGCCTCGAAGGTCCTAACAAATCGAAGTTGGTACGACCCGGAATATGATCCAGCGGACCGAGTTACCACCCAGCAGTCGGCATCGAGGGGTGAATACTCTTCCTGGGGTAGACCAACCGATGAAACAGTCAACCATTACCGTGACCGATACCTTGCCGGGGAATCCGTCTCCGAACTGGTCAGAAGTGAGGGCGTGCCCACCTCAACGATGAGAAGGTACCTGTTCGATTGCTACGGGGATTCGATTCTTCGGGGTCGCTGCGCACTTCGCCAAAGGGGGCATGGTAAACTAGGTACATTATGACTGATAACCTACTGTCTGAAGCCGTATCCCTCGCTATTACAGATGCATTAAACCCTATTCTAGAGGAGAACGCCGCACTTAAGGAGGCGAGTGCTGAGGTTAAGGCGATGTTCGACTATCAGGATCGTGGTTGGCAGCTACTTTTGGGTCTGGCTGCGGGAGATGCCGAGTACGGTCTGGACCTGGCGGACGTTAAGGCCATCGCGGAAAAGGCTGCTACCCAGATTTCGGTTGGAGCTATTCCTAAGCGGGCAGCGGACCTGCACTTCGGGTTCGTGTTCGGTAACGGCATGGAGATCGACGGGGTAGAACGGGATCGAGGCAAGAAGGGTGCTCCCTCTCTCGTGGTACGGTTCTACGAGAACAGTGTGAACCAGGAGAGTATCTTCTCCGGAGCGGCTAAGCATGAGCTTCAGTATGCCCGGTTCACCACGGGTAACGTGGTAGTCCTGTGTGACACGCGAAGTCGAGAGGTGCGTAGGCTTCCCTTTGCGGAGATTGACAACGTACTGGTAAACCCGGACTTCAATGAGGAGGTCTGGGCTTACCTACGCACTTGGACACACACGAAGCCCAGCGGCGATACCATCACGAAGCAGGCGTGGGTCTACACCAACCGGTTCCGTGGGAAGCGCCAGAAGACTATCAATGTCGGCGGTAAGCCGGTAGAGGTACTGGCATCTGTAACTGCCGTAGACCTCCGAGCCAACAGGCAGGTCGGGTTCACGTTCGGCATTCCTGACGCCGCAGCAGGGTTACACTGGAGCGCCGCGTACGGTGAAGTCCTCCGGTACGGCCAGATCGTGAATGAGACCCTGGCGAAGGTCATCTACAAGGTGGTCCAGAAGACTCAGAAGGGTGCTAACTCCGCGGGGGTCAAGCTCGGTAAGGGGGGCGCGGGACAAGCTGCGGTCCTCGGAGAGGGCCAGGATATTCAACTGGTGAACTCTGCACAGGCATCATTTAACTTTGCCGCCGCTCGCCCCATCGCTGCTATGGCCGCGACTGCGTGGAACGTCTCGGTAGTTGATCTCCTCAGTGATTCATCCGCCGCGGGATCATCATATGGTGCAGGTAACTTGCTTACCGCGGGTATGCAGAACGCGATGAGCGGGATGCGGGATGAGTGGAGCCAGTTCTACGCTGACATCTTCGAGGTTATGGGTCTCGGGCGACCTGTGATCTCGTGGCCTCCGATGAATGAGCCGGACACCTACCGGATGGCTCAGGAACTCACCCTGTATTCAATCGCACTGAGCGACGAAGAGTACCGGGCGGAGGTCCTGGATCGACTGGATATTCCAGGGGATTCCAAGGCTATCCCACCGATGCTTAAGGCCCGTGGAGAGGCCCCTAAGCAGGCGGCGTCACCTGACCAGGGGCAAAGTAACTCGACTGGCGGGCAGGACTCAGCTCAGAAGTCTGACCAGAGGACGGATACTCTTGTGAGCTTGCGAAGCGAGATGGCTATGTCGGATTTGATGGCAGAAGTGCGTAGTCTAGTCGAACAGGTACGAGAACTCAAGAGCTAACTACCGACTATGTGATATACTTGGAGACGATATGAAGAAGCATCTACTGGAGGCCGCGAGCCTCGTATCTGAGTCGGCGTCTGAGGACGGCACTTGGAAGGTCCGCGTCATCTCGGAGGGCAAGGGCAGCTCCGGCACGTACACCGCGAGCCTGCTGGAAAACCACCACCACGCTTTTGATAACGTGCTGAGCTTCAAGAACCACCCGACCGGGTGGGAAGGTCCTCAGTCCCGAGACTTCACCATGATCGCCGGAGAGGTAATCGGGGAGACGTGGATTGAGAAGGATGAGCGCGGCCTCACGTCCGTGTTCGCTAACTACCGCCCGGACCCCGAGTATGCGGAAAAGCTTGAGCGGTACAAGAACAAGCTTGGCCTGAGTATTTACATTGAGGGCTCAGGGTTCGAGGACGAGGACGGCGAGTACATCGTTGACTGGTTCAACCCTGAAGACCCCTATGGAAGCCTCGACATAGTGATTGCCCCCGGAGCGCGCGGCAAGTTCATGGAGTCGATGCGAGAGTTTTATTC